ACGTTGTCAGTCGGCAAGCCTTGCAGGACTTTCGATTGATGACGCGATGTAGTCCGGGAATCCCTGTCTTCATTGAAAAGCCAGACACCTTTGACGAAAGCGGCAACCGGAAAATGCTTTCCGCAGGAATAAACGATGTATGCACTGTCAATCTGTTCAGAAAATAGTGACTTGTTGCAGTTGAAAGGGGTACGGCTTGATACGCAACTAGGCACTTGCTTGAGTGAGATTTTCATGATTTGCTTTCGGGTTTGATTGACAAAAAGGCATTGACTAAAATTCGGCAAGCTTCGCGCTGACCTAGGGATAAATCGAGGACTTGAATTCGTCCGGTGTATATACGGGTTATGTGAGAAACCATTTCCATGCTTTCAGCCGTTGCATTCTTCAATCTGAATGGGGCAATTTCGAGCTTGAATTGCTCAATTGCCTTCGGCATTAGGTCGGTGCTTTGCATAAGTGCTTTCGTGAGTTGCGATATTGGGCAGGGTAAGAACGCCCAGCGAATGACACGGCTACAAGGAGGCATGTCATTCAGTTGGTGCTCTGGTAAGCCCCGTCTTATCCACTTGTCAGGTGTTACGGGTATCAGGCAGCTTGTTTTTCAGCCTGATCGCTATTTGCTGGGTCGTCGGTCACTCACGATTCGCACCGTGAAGCCACATCTCTAATGTTGACGCTGTAGTTCCCATCCGGGCAGCGTCTCAAGCCTTGGAGCCACTATCTGTTGTATGCCGCCGATAGAGCGACTTCATTCAGCGTTTCCGCCGTTTGATGGGATGAAATGTACATCGAGCCTTGTCACTGTGTCAAGTTGCCCTGTTAATCTTGGCACTCCCTAAAGGGGCTTGTAACAGTTTGGGTGAAATCTGTTGGCCTCTCGCCGGACACCCCTGACCCCATACATGCCAGACATCGCTAGAGAGGAAGCAGGCACATCGCAAGCATGAGTCCAAAGGACAACGTAGGGCGACATAACCCATGCGTGAAGGCTTCGTGTGAGCGCCTAGGAAGCAACGTAGAAGCGAGCATTCATGCGGGTTACAGCCAGAAAACCTCCGCCGAAAACCCCTGACCCCATACATGCCAAGCTCTGCTTCGCTTGCTCATGACGTAGGGAGTGAGACAAAGCATGAAAGCCACTTAATTTGCAGTGGAAAGAAAACCTAGGCCATTGAATTGAAAGAGAAAACGACCCTATGAAATTGGAGATGGCACAGCATCCCATGCGCTAGGCTCAGGAAAACACAGTTTTTCATGCCGCAAACAGGCAAATGACGCACAGATCATGCTGCCCATACAGCCTTCGGCCCACGCCATATCGACCAATGCCATGCCATATCAGCACAAACTAGGGCACAAACAACGCTGCAAGCCCCTATCTACGCCATTCCTCACCAGTTTTATGCTCTTACGTGGTGCAATGCGCCCTGCCATGACGCGCCTAGGCGGGCGGGGGTGGGCTGCCCACACGCCCAAAGGAGGGTGTCCTCGCATCTACCTATGGGGGATTCACACACACAAATCGTGTCTCCCACCAAACATAGGGGGTACGTCTTATTCAGAACCAATTTAAATTTTTCACACGAAATACTGAATTAGCCACAAAGATCCTTGTTATTAGACGGATCAGTCATGTAGAGTGCATACCAAGATAGAGCATCTGTCCCTAATTGATGATTCTCCAGCGGATAGTGAGACGGATAACTACCGCAGTCATGGGCCTTCTTAGTCTTTCTGGGGCTGACATGGCCGAATAGCCCACGACACGGGCTGCCTTATCAAGAGGAATGGGCACTAACAGCTATCGGCTCGCCGTTGGAAGAACACGGACAAGTAGGCCCGACTGTAAAACAGTGCTCATCTCTGTTGGTTAAGCACTTTGTGCAGGGCTGGGGGTTCCCGGCTGCCAACTCCTTCTACTGAAAAACAAAATTCGGCTTCGCCGATCTCTCAAATCATGGCACTCAAAAAACTCCCACCCAAAGAAACTGTCAGCGCTAGGCGTGAGCAGCTTCGTGAGGAACATGCTGATGCCGTGCGAGAGAAGATTCAAACTACCAGCCTTGTGAATGTTCTTCAGGGTTACGCCCTCGGAACTTCCAAGGTGAAGATGACTGGTACTCGTCTGAAGGCGATTGAGCTACTCCTTGACAAGACTATTCCAAATCTTGCATCCGTCAAACATGAAGTTGAACACAGCAAAGTCGCTTTCTTCATAAACACAGATTACTCAGCACCAGACAAAAATCTGGAAGAGTAAAACGCAAAGCCCCGGCGCTATCAACACCGAGGCTTCACTTCCCAAGCGATGAAGGAGCCATCACATGAGCACAGATATTTTAACTGCTGAACTAATTCGTGAGCTACTTAGCTACGAGGTTGAGACTGGAATCTTTAAGTGGAAGAAAAGTATTGGAGCTAGGAGCAAAGTTGGAAAAGTAGCCGGATGCCTCAACAAAGGTACAGGCTATTACTACATAAAGATTTTTGGAAAGTCCCACTTTGCTCATAGGCTTGCATGGCTTCATGTTTATGGACACTGGCCCGACCTAGTGATTGACCACATAAATGGGATCATTGGTGACAACAGGATTTGCAACCTTCGTGACGTAGACCGAAAAGCAAACTCTCAAAATCAACTCAAAGCCCATAAGAACAACCTCTCAACTGGATTGATTGGTGCTGCTAAGAATGGAAATAAATTCCGAGCAGCTATTCGCTTCAATGGAGTGATGAAGCATATTGGTAATTTCAACACACCACAGGAAGCTCATCTAGCGTACATTGCTGCAAAAAGGGTAATGCACGTTGGATGTACGTTGTAATGGCAGAAACAAATACAAAAGCAGTTAGGTACTCACCCCCGGGAAGTGTTGCTGCAAAGTTCCATAAGTCAGAAGCATTTGTTCGTGGACTCAAGGGGCCAGTAGGCTCTGGAAAGTCTTCGAGTTGCTGCGTTGAAATAATCCAGCACTCACTTAAACAAGTGCCGTTCAACGGGATGCGCCGAGCACGTTGGGCTGTCATCCGGAACACATACCCAGAACTCAAGTCCACGACTATTAAGACGTGGGAGAACTGGATGAGCACTGATCTAGCCCCGATTCGTTGGGATGCCCCGATCACTGCGACCCTGAAGATCAAAGACTGCGGAGATGGCAACGGCCTTGAGCTTGAAGTCATCTTCATTGCGTTGGACAAAGCCTCTGAAACCGGCAAGCTGCGCTCCTTGGAGTTAACAGGTGGCTGGATCAACGAGTGCTCTGAAGTTCCCAAGGAAGTTTTCGACATGCTTACCCAACGGGTAGGCCGTTACCCGCCGAAGACTCAAGGTGGTGCAACTCACCCTTGTGTGATTCTGGATACCAACCCACCAGACGACGATCACTGGTACTACAAGTACGCAGAAGAGGAATGTCCCGATGGCTGGGAATTTTTCGATCAGCCCGGTGGACTGATTAGGAAGCAAGAAGATGATGAGGTTTGGTATGAACCAAATCCCCTCGCTGAAAACGTCTTCAATCTGTCCCAAGGGTATGACTACTACCTGAACATGATCGGCGGTAAGAACGATGACTGGATCAAAGTTTTTGTCTTGGGTCAGTACGGCACAACGGCTGATGGGAAACCTGTCTACCCTGAGTACAACGACAAAATTCACGTTGCCAAAGAAGACATCGAGCCAAACCCTTTACTTCCCGTATTTCTGGGCTGGGACTTTGGATTGACGCCTGCTTGCATCGTTGGACAGATGACCCCTCAAGGTCAGCTTGTGATTCTTGATGAGTTCGTTGCTGAAGACATGGGCATTCGTCAGTTCGCCGCAGAGATTGTTAAACCAATCCTGATGAACAAGTATGCTGGCTGCCGCTTTCAATCTGTTGGCGACCCTGCCGGTGTAGCTCGATCATCAACCGACATGAGAACCTGTTATCAGGAACTCCTCGAAGCTGGAATTGCATCTGAACCAGCTTCAACAAACGATTTCATTCCTCGGCGCGAATCTGTTGCGTTCTTCCTTACGAGGATGGCGAACGGAGGGCCGGGGTTTCTGCTTTCTCCCAACTGCCGAACACTCCGCAAAGGATTGATTGGTGGCTATCGGTACGAACGTCTGAAAGTTTCAGGTGAGCGCTACCGTGACCGTCCGGTCAAAGATAAATTTAGTCACCCACATGACGCCTTGCAGTACCTCTGCATGGAAGCTCGTGGTGGACAGGTGAAGTCTGTACGGGCGCGGTCAATTGGGAAAGCTCCTTCAAAAGCATGGACTTAGTTATATGACCGATGTGTATCAGGCAATTCCTCCCGTCGAAGCAGACGTGAGTTCGCCCCAGATTCCGGGCATGGATAACTCCGACATGATTGCGTCCGGCATTGCTGGGCATATCAACGATTGCTGGAGTAAGGCGAAGTTTGCCAAGCAACGCATCACAGAGCGTCTGTTGTCTTGCGAGCGTCAACGCCGTGGTCAGTACGATCCTGATAAAGCATCAGACATCGCACAGACTGGCGGCTCTGACATCTTCATGATGATTACGGATGTGAAGTGCAACTCAGCAAAGTCTTGGATTCAGGACGTGATGCTGCAAAATGCACGCCCATTTGATCTTGATCCGTCAGAAGAACCGAATCTTCCTATCGAAGTAAAGCTCTCCATCATTGACTTCGTTCGCCATGAGGCAGAAGCGTATGTGATGCAGGGCCAACAACTTCACCCAGAAGCATTCCGTCAACGGATGGAAGAGGTTCATGACCAGATTCTGTTGAAGCTTCGTGAAGAGGCCAAGTCAACTGCTGAGCGTATGGCTGGCGTCATTCAAGACCAACTCAATGAGGGTGGTTTTGAGCGTGCTATGCAGGACTTCATTGATGACTTCGTTACCTACCCAACTGCGATCATCAAAGGGCCAGCAGTTCGCAAGAAAAAGAAGTTAACGTGGGGGCCAAACTTTACCCCTGTCGTCTCCAACAGTTTTTTCCGTGAGGTTGAGCGTGTCAGTCCTTACGATCTGTTCCCAAGTCCTAATGCCTCTGGTGTTGACGATGGTTACATCATTCAGCGCCACAAGCTTACTGTCCGTACTTTGGACTCAATGCGCGGCGTTCCCGGTTACTCTGATTCAGAGATTGACCAAGTAATCGACCGCTATGCTGGCAAAGGTTTCCGCTACTTTGAGTACGGCGACCAGCAGCATGACAACCTTGAAGGCAAGTACCACTCGCGTCTGTATAACGACAACGTGATTGAGGCTCTTGAGTTCTGGGGGCCAGTGATGGGCGAGATGCTTATCCAGTGGGGCATGAAAGATGTCAATCCACGGGATGTCTATGAAGTGAATGCTTGGCAAGTTGCTGGCTTCACTATCAAGTGTGTCTTGAATCCTGATCCACTTGGTGAGCGCCCATATGAGATTTCATCTTGGCGTCCAATCCCCGGTGCATTCTGGGGCGGCGCTCTTCCTGAAGTCATGCGTGATGTCCAAGTCATGTGCAATGCTTCGGCTCGCGCCCTAGCAAACAACATGGGCATTGGCTCTGGCCCACAGGTTGAAGTTGCCGTAGACAGATTGGCTGATGGTGAAGACCTCACTGAGATGTACCCTTGGAAAATCTGGCAGACCACTTCAGACAAGACGGGCGGCAACCAACCGGGTGTTCGTTTCTTCATGCCTGAAATGAAAGCTGGGGAACTGATGGGCATCTACGGTCAGTTCTCCAAACAAGCTGATGAAGTTACTGGAATTCCTAGCTACCTCTATGGCGGGTCAAGCGGTTCTGGTGCTGGTCGCACAGCTTCCGGCTTATCAATGCTGATGGACAACGCTGCAAAAGGCATCAAAGCTGCTGTTCTGCAAGTTGACCGTGCTGTTGAGATGGTGGTCAAACGGTTCTATGTCCACAACATGATGTACAACCCAGACCCCTACATCAAGGGTGACTTCAAAGTCGTCGCAAAAGGTGCGATGGGCTTGATGGCTAAAGAGGCAATTCAGGTTCGCCGGAATGAATTCTTAGCATCGACAAACAATCCTGTTGATCTTCAGATCATTGGTGTTGAGGGTCGGGCTTACTTACTTCGTGAAATGGCTTCTGGCCTACAGATGGATACCGACAAACTGGTTCCAACTATCGAAGCAATGAAGTTCAAGCAAGAGCAAGTTCAACAAGCTATCAATGCACAGCAGGCGCAACAGGCTCAGCAACAAGCTCAGCTTCCAGCGCCAGCACCTGAAGGCGCTCCGCAAGGTGGCCCACCTCCAGTCAACACAGTTCAACCACAACAGGCAATCCAATGAGTTCAACATCAGTTCGAAAAATCGTGAAGCCAACTAAAGGGGTTATCCCTGCTGGTTTCGCTGACGGCGGTAAGTTCAAACCCTTCACCGCTAAAGATACCAAGGGTGAAGAGATGGCTGAAGCTAAAGCTGTTCGCTCTGGCAAGGTATCTCCAAAGGGTTACGCCAAAGCTGAGAAGGCAGAAGAGAAAAAAGAAGGCGAGAAGTTCTCCCCAAAGAAAACCCTCGCTACTGGTAAAGCTCTGGCTTCCGGCAAGCTGAGCGCCAAGGACTATGCAGCCCAAGACGCAAAGATGGCAAATGGTGGCAAGGTCGTTAAAAAGAAAGGCCGGTAATCATGTCTGATTGGCAAACTCAAAACTTCAAGAAGGTTGGTACTCCAGCAGGCCCAGCCCAAATGAACAGCAAGCTCTGCGCTCCTGTTACTTCTGGTCTTCACAGCAAGATTGCAAAGCCAACAGGCAGCCAGTTTTCACCAGCCATTCAGAAGTTTGCTGACGGTGGTGAAGTGGAGCAAGAGGCTGCTTACAAAGCGGCTGGCTTGGCTGCTTCAAAGGATGAGAGTAGTGGTTTGTGGGATCGTCTTAAAGCAGGGAACATTGATGCTCCCGGCTCTGATGCTTACAACCGCTGGGGTGCTGGTCGAGGTCGTGCTGATGAGGCTCAGTTGGGTCGTGAATCAAAACGCGGCATGACTGAAGATGCTCCGACTGTTACTCCTGCTGCTGAAGAAACAAGTGCTCCTGAAAAAGCTGCTCCTGTTGAAGAGGCAAAAGCACCAGTCACTGCCGAACCAAAGAAGACTGCACCAACTGCCAAGCGAGCAATCGTTCCGCGTGCTCGTGCAGCAGCTTCTGAAGATGTAGCAGCCCCGGCATCAATCGCTTCGAGTACACCATCTGTTGTCCTCAAGCCTGTTGCCGCAACAACTGCATTTAATCCATCTGAGTTGAGCTTTGCCAATGGCACAGGCTTTGGTCAGAAGGTTGAGGAAGAGGCTCCAGCGCCACGTAGAGGCTTCAAATCAGGTAGCTCTACTGGCTCATCACCTGCTCCTGCAAAAGCTCCTGTAGCGAAATCTGATACGCCGCGTCGTGGCTATCAGTCCAGTCGTGACATGAGTAAGAATGCTCAATAAACCGAGTCCCCAAGTCACTAGCGCACTCGCTGCGCTTGGTGGAAATCCTAATTTTGAAACCATCCGTAGCTGGCTTCAAGAATCTCTTCAATCCCTGTACTCCGACTCTTGCCACACGAAAGATGAAACTCTTTCACGCTGGCAACAAGGGGCTGCACAGGCTGTCGATGAATTCTTAACGAAGTCAGAAGAAGCTGCGGGTGTTATTCGCAAATCGCGGTAGCTAGCTGGTTCACTCCATCTAGTTATTAGTGGCGTTCTGCCACAAGAAGGCGCTGGCCTTTCCAGCACCGATGAATACCGAACGAATCACTTGAACACCGCGAGGCTCAAATGTGACCGACTCGGCTCACGGAGAAAAAATGTCAAATGTACCCCGCGCAGTTTTGCAAGCCGACGAACGTGCTACCAAACTGCAAGAAGAACTGATCGCACAGAAGCAACAGATTGCAACTGAGCCTACTGACCCTGCTGCACAGCCTAGCGAAAGCCCTGCTGAAGTAGTTGTGCCAGTGGAAATCCCTGTGGCCGACAACGGCTCTCAAGCTACACCACCCGGTGACGATTGGGAACACCGATTCAAGGTACTGCAAGGAAAGTACAACTCAGAAGTTCCACGCTTTGCAAATGAGAACAAGGAATTGAAGACACGTCTTGGACAGATTGAGTCAGAAGTGACCCAACTCAAGACTAAGCCTCCTGAACCGCTGGTCAACCAGCAAGAGATTGATGAGTACGGTGAGGGTTTGATTGACGTTGCACGTCGCATCGCTCGTGAAGAGTTGAATGCGAAGCAGGGTGAAATCGACGCTCTCAAAGTACAAGTCCAGAACTTGTCTGATACATCGACCAACACGGCAAAGAATGACTTCTTTAAGACTTTGAATGAACTCGCTCCCGGTTGGCAGGAAATCAACGAAGACCCGAACTTCCTTAAATGGTTAGATGGTGTTGATGAACTGACAGGCGAGACGAAACAATCTCTGTTGAGCAAGGCTGAGCAATCTCGTGACGCTTCCCGTGTAGGCAAGTTCTTTGCTTCGTACACCAAAACATCTGCACTGTGGGCAGCGAATGGCAACAAGTCACTCGAACAACAAGTAATTCCATCATCGAGCAAATCTCCTGATGTGCCACCCTCCAAAAGAGTGTGGACACGGGGTGAGATTTCTGAGTTCTATGACCGGATGCGCCGTGGTTCTGTGAGTGATGCTGATGCTATCGCTATCGAGGCTGACATTACAGCAGCCTCAATCGAGGGTCGTATTCGATGACCCGAACTTTTAAATTTATCTAAGGATTCCAAATGTCATTTCCCGTAGCTTCTGGCCGCACTCAATACAGCGGCAACTTCGTTCCTGAAATCTGGTCTGGCAAACTGCAAGCCAAGTTTTACAAGACCACGGTCTTCTCGGAAATCTCTAACAACGATTGGGAAGGCGAAATCAAGGGTCAAGGCGACAAGATTCATATCCGCACGATCCCAACGATCACCATCAACTCGTACAACAAAGGCGATAACCTGACCAATCAGGTTCCAACCTCTGCCCCAATCGAGTTGCTGATTGACCAAGGTAAGTATTTTGCTGTTGTTCTGGATGACGTTGACGCCGTTCAGACTGACATCAAAATGATGGACTTGTTTACCAATGACGCTACTGAACAGATGAAGATTGCGATTGACGCACAGATTCTGGCTGGCGTTAAAGGCTCTGCCGCTGCTGCCAACCAAGGCTCAACAGGTGGCTTCGTTTCTGGCAACTTGAACTTTGGTACTGACTCATCCCCACGCGCTATCACCAAAGCCAACATCCTTGATTTGATTTTGGATGCTGGTCAAGGTCTGGATGAACAGAACGTTCCTGAGTCTGGCCGTTGGTTGCTGATCCCTTCGTGGATGGCCGCTATGGTCAAAGGTTCGGACTTGAAGCAAGCCTACCTGACTGGTGATACTGTTTCCCCACTGCGCAACGGCAAGCTCGGCATGATCGACCGCTTCCAAGTGTATGTGTCGAACAACTTGCCAAAGACTGCCGATGGCGACAGCTACTTGATGGCTGGTACGAAAGATGCGATCACCTTCGCATCGCAGATGACTAACGTGGAAACCCTCCGCGCTCAGTCAACCTTCGGCAACATCGTTCGTGGTTTGAACGTGTTCGGCTACTCTGTTGTCAAGCCAGAGGCTTTGATTAACATGGTTGCTGTCAAAGGTTAAACCTTGACCTAAAGCTCACTGGGGTTCGCCTCAGTGGGCTTTCTTTCATTTAGGAACTCATGGCTATTCACAAGATTCCAACTTCGATCCGTCAAATGAAGAACACTCGTACCGGCAAGATTGCCGTGTATGACGCCGACCTTATTGAGTCTGGCCGATGGGAGAAGTACTCCCCAGAAGTAGTGAAGCCAGCATCAAAAGGGAAGACCTTTACTGCGACTGCTTCGATTGCTGTGACCCCGGTAGCTACTCATGTAGGCTCCAAAACCGAATAACTGAAGAACAGATCAACAGATATGGCAACATTCCAACAGATCATTGATGATGCTCGTGTCATTCTCAACGATGAGATTTCAAGCGAATCAACAGTTCCACGCTACACAGTAGCCCAGTTGCTAAGCTATGCACGTCAAGCACTCGTTGGGGCCAGACAAGTTCGACCTGATCTGTTCCTGTCAAACCTTGTTGGCGTGTTCCCTGCGTTTGCGGGTACTGACACAATTCCATTGCCAGAGCAATACCTTGTAACTTTGAGCGACTACATTGCCCATCGAGCAGAACTCCGAGACGATGAGTTTGCTGTTGATGGACGAGCAAGTGCGCTACTCCAAAAATATAAAGCGGGGCTTCTAGGTCTATGAAAACATATGATGTCTTCTATCCGCATGTATTGCCTGATGTTCCGGGATGTCCTCCTGAGATGGCAGTCATTGCGCTACGAAATACGATCATTGAGTTTTGCGAGAAGTCATTTATCAACCAAGTGACGCAAGACCCAATTACCCTCCGAGCAAATATTACTGACTACGATCTTGATGCCCCATCTGGGTATCGGGTTCAAAAGATCATGCGTGCATGGTTTCGTGGCAAAGAGCTTGGCCCAATTGCACCAGATGCTATCAGTGGCCCTGACATTTATAGTCAGAACATTCCCGGTTACACAGCCACAAAAGGCCCGCCAACTGCTTACACGCAGAAGGAATCTGGACTGCTTAGTTTCATGCCAATACCGGATCAGACGTATCAAGGCTCCGTTACAATCCGTGTAGCGGTTGTACCCCTTCGAGACTCGGTAAAGTTTGATGACTTTCTGTATGAAGAATGGTGCGAAGCAATCGCTTGTGGAGCAAAAGCTAGGCTGATGCTAACTTCTGGAAAGCCCTACACAAACAAAGAGGGCGCAGGTATCAATCAATCTCGATACTTGATAGCCCTCAATGATGCTAGGCAGCGTGCTATTCGCGGCAATGTTCGCTCTGATCTGAGCGTGAAATTGAGGAAGCCATGACCGAAAGAATTAGACTCGTTCAAGGTGATACTCGACCTTTCATTCGACTTATCCTTAAAGACGCTGACGGCCAAGTCATCAATGTTGCAAACGCTATTGTTCGGATTAAGTTCAGAGCTTCCGGCACATCAACCAATCTATTCATCCTCACTTGCCTAAAACCAAATGGTGGTGGTGATGGGGTGGTGGTATTCAACTTCCCTGTTGACTCGCTCAACATTGAACCCGGCCCATACGAAGCGGAAGTCGAGATTGATTACGGATCAAAAGACATCCAAACCGTGTACGACCTGTTGAAGTTTTCAATCCGCGCCCAATTCAATTAACTAGGAGATTTCCATGAGTGCAATGTCAGACTATCTTGAGAACAAGATCATCGACCAACTGTTTCGCGGCCAAGCTTATGCTTTTCCGTCCACGCTTTACATTGGCCTGCTAACTGCCGTCCCTTCGGATACTGGCGGTGGTACTGAAGTTTCTGGTGGTGGCTATGCACGCGCATCATCTGCTGCTGGCTTGGCTACCTTTGCTGGTACACAAGGTGTCGGTACTACCGCCGCATCTACTGGCAACACTGGCACAACTTCAAACAATGCGTCGATCACCTTTGTGACTCCGACTGCAAGTTGGGGTGCTGTAACTTCATTCGGTATCTACGATACGGCTACTGGCGGAAACTTGTTGTTCTACGGTACGCTCAGTATCAGCAAAACCATCAACCAAGGCGACACGGTAACGTTCCCTGCCGCTTCTCTGTCTGTCCAAATCGACAACTAATTGATCCATGTTACTGAACAAGGCTGCCCTTGATACGTCAGTACTGAACGGCTCTGCTGGTGGAAGTGTACAAAGCCTTTCGGCTAGTGCCTTTGTCAGCAGTTCCTCAGTCGGCGCACTCACCAATACTCAGAGTCTTGGCGCAGCTTCGTTCGTAACATCGACTGCAAATGGTTTGCTCTCAAAGAGTGCTCCACTTGCGTCATCAATTCAGTCATCAGCCGCTGCACTAGGTGGAATTACAGACACGATCCCACTGGGTTCATCTGTCTCAGTTTCATCTTATGCAGTCGGTGCAACTTTTGATACGCTCCCAATTGCATCAGTTGCTGGAACAGCAGCAATCACCAACATTGTCAAAGCAGATACGTCTGTTGCTTACTCTGTTGCGTCATCTGTTTCTGTTGCCTCTATTGCTTCTGCACTGGTATCGCTGACAAAGCCAATTAACGCAAGCGTACAAGCAGTTGCATCGTACTCCGCTGGACTTACCAATACGATATGGCTGGCAAGTTCTACCTCTGTTGGATCGTCTGTATCTGGTGCGATTCTTGCCGTTAAAACACTGTCCACTGTGGCTGTCTCATCGGCAACTGCAACTGGCGGGTTGGTTGATTTAATTCCGCTTGACGCTATTGCGACATCTTCTGTTGCGACATTGGCTACCACCTCCGTAGCTTTTATCGTTGATGCTAGTGTCTCTGCCAAGGCTACTGTCACTGGTGATATTCCACTTGGAATTAACCTCCTTGCCGGTCGGCCAAGCAACTCTCTCGGTGAGTCGTCGCTAAACACATTTGCTCTGAATGATGGATCAAGTTTTGTTTCTTCTGGAAGCAAGGTAAGCGGGACAATCATCATCATCTTTGCTGCCTCGGCAAATGTTGGATGTGTATCCGTTTCGAATGGTGGCCTTCAGAACACAATCCCACTGATAGGAAGTGCAAGCACGGGATCAATCAGTACCGCCATTGCCAGCCTTGATCTGGTTAAAAACATCGGAGCCTCGGCTTCTGGCCTGACTTCAATCTCGGCTGACATCAATCTTGTCAAAGGGATTGGCTCTATAGTTTCAGTAACTTCCACAACAGCAGCATCTGCCAATATAGTGAAGGGTCTTGGGGGTTCACTGAACGTCGCTGGAGACTCCATTCCAGCAGTGACCTCAGTCCACTATGTAATTGAGTCAAAGGCTGTCTCAAGCGCTCTGACAAGTGGCGGCATAAATCTCGTCAAGCCTATTGCTGGCTCGATTGCTTCAAGTGTTTATGCAACCCCAGTCAAGTCAAGTGTTGCGTATGTTGTCATGGGCGGTGGACTTGTACTCGTTAAGACGACTGCCGATCTACATAAGACTGACAACCTCGGTAGCTTGGAAGGCACAAGTGCAATAGCAAACATTGCTTTTGCCAACATTATGCTTCGCAAGCCGCTTGGCGCAGTAGCATTTATTACTCTTGCAACAGACGCCAACTTAGTTGCAGCACACACAGTTGACTATGACATTGCATTTAGCTCGTATGCAGAAATGATTGCTGGAGTCATACAGATGGAGTCGCATGTTTCTGATGTGACCGCAGAGGTAATAGATGTCTCATACATCACAAGTGATGTTGAAGAGATTGAAAACGCTTTATAACAAGGAACCCAAATGTTGAAATTTACGAACAATGCTTCGGCAACTCTTGCGGGAAGTATCGCAAGCACAGCTACAAGCATTACGCTTTCTTCTGGCAATGGTGCTCTGATGCCTGCACTAGCAGCCGGTGAGTTCTTTTTTGCCACACTGATCGACTCATCAAACAACCTTGAGGTGATTCGCGTCACTGCTCGAAGTGCTGATGTTTTGACTGTGACTCGCGCTCAAGATGGAACTACTGCTCGTGCATACGCCGCTGGTGACAAGGTTGAATTGCGCCTAGTTGCTGCAACATTCCTTGAACTTGTTCAGCGTGACGGCTCTGTTGTTATGACTGCCAACTTGAATCATGGTGGGTTCAAAGCGACTGGGCTTGCTGAGCCGACAGTATCAACAGATGGAGCTACAAAGAATTACACTGATACAGCAATTTCAAGTGCCGTCAGTGCAGAAGCAACGGCTCGCTCCAATGCTGATGCCGCTGAAATTACTGCTCGTAACACGGCAATTTCTAATGAAGCTACTGCAAGAACGAATGCAGACACTGCATTAGGTGCAGCGAAAGTAAGTCTTGATGGATCAAATGCAACTGGCACATGGGCTGGATCAACTGAATGGACTCGTGTAACCAATCGCCCAACATCATTGAACTCATTTTCAAATGACCCCGGATTTACGAATGGTGGTGGTGGCTACACAACTGCACGAACTTATGGCGATGGTGTAAATGCAATGGGAGCAGCGCCAGGAGGCGGATTAAATGTATCTGGCCGCGGCCTACAAATTATAAAAAGTGGGAATAATTATTTACTTTGGGGTAGCAATTGCAACTGTAATTGCTGCTGCTGCTGTTAATAGAAAGATAATATTATGAAAATTTTTCATGTAAAAATACATAAAGCAAATACTGCTGTTGAACTTTCATTTTATGAAGAGTCAATTAGTGTTTCAGTTATGGTGCATTATCCAACTTCAAAAGAAAATGATGATGGTATATCTTTAGAAGTTCCATTTTCGTTTAACAACCCTGATTTAACATACAAAAAATCTACAGCAGTAATAAAAATTGCTGATTTACAGTCAAGCCCTCAAGCAGAGTCTGGTGCGTGTTGGAATGTGTATATGGATGAAAATTCACTGTACCCAATCATCATAAATTCAAATGCAATGTCTCAGCCATTTCGCGGAGACGTTCATCAAGTTTATTCTGCATACTTACAAAAACCTCCGACGATTGTGATTTGTGTTCCAAGAATTGATTCTAAATTAGATGACTGCTTGATAGGCGTAAACACGTCTACCGATGCAGATGTAGGATTTAAATGCAGTACCACATTTACTGATCTTGGAGATTCATATGATCTTGATTATGTGAGAAAAATGGTTCGTCCATTACTCTCGATTGTTGGAAACTTATCTATAACTCAAGGTACTTCGGAAATCTTTAACGTTACAGTTAATAATCAAGATGGTTCTATTGATGAACAGTTCAACGATCCTATCTATTTTGAGGCTACTGGTGGTCACTTAGCTGTATCTAAAGTGCAAGTAGTCAATGGAGTTGCTAAAGTAAGATTAATTGGGGATCACTTGATTGAAGGTGATGCAATTTCCATCAAAGCTGGAACGAAGTTTTATACATCACTTGCTAAGATTCATGTAAGGGTAACTGCATGATTTTAAATTTGTGGCCTACTCGCGTAGCAGTCACAAAGCTCAACTACACAAACGAGTTTCTTGACAAGCTCAAGAACACTTGTTTGCGTGTTGATGCCCAGAAGAATCCAGAGGCTAAACCTTGGACTCGTGCTGACCATGACATCTATGATGAGCCGGACGGTGAGCTGATAACTCTCAAGCAAGACATCATTGAATATGCTGAGCGTGCGTATGGTGTTAAGGTCGAGTCAATGACTGGAAGGGATATGATTTTGAGGGATCGAGACTTGATTCCTCCGCACTCTGACCGAGACTCTCACTTGTCAGCAATCTTCTACATCCAGACTCCTGTTGTTGTGAAGCCACAAGAAAAAGATTGGAATGGTTTCTTTTTCATACAAGACCCTAGTCGCTACTTTGATGCACGTCAGATGCCTTGGGAGAACTGTGCCAACCATACAATAGCAGCAGAGAAAAACCTATTGGTCATCTTCCCATCGCACCTCTGCCACTTCACTCACGCCATGAACCATCCAGATATGCAAATCGAGATGCACCATGAGATAAAAGTAAGCGGGGTGCATAACAGCAACGTGAGACGCATCACATACACCGAGGAAGAGTAATGGCACTGTTCAGGCTGAACACATTGAATCCAATGGATTCTGCTGATAAGAAAGTTTTCTACTACGACAACATGACATCAGCAATTCTTGATGAAAATCAAAACAAGATTGTCTTTGGTCAGTCTGAGCACAAAGAGTACAAGGATGCAGTTGTTGTTTCTGAAAACTCTCCGGGCAAGAAGACAAGCAGCATCAAACGTTTAAAGATTCAGCTTGGACTTTCCTGTAACTACGAATGTACCTACTGCAATCAACGGTTTGTCCCTCATGCTGATGAGACAAACCCAGAAAGCATTGAGCCTTTCCTATCGCAGCTACCAACTTGGTTTGATGGTGGCTCTGATGGTAAAGGCGAGGGTGTAATTCTTGAGTTTTGGGGTGGTGAGCCATTTGTCTACTGGAAAACACTGAAGCCTTTGGCCGAGCGATTGAAGTCGATGTACCCAAACATCACTTTTACGATGATTACCAATGGCTCTCTTTTGACATATGAAAAGAACCAGTGGCTTGATGATCTTGGATTTCAGATTGGCGTTTCTCATGATGGCCCCGGCTACCATGTTCGCGGTAAAGACCCGCTTGATGATCCTGAGCAACGGGCTGCAATCCTAGACTTGTGGAATAGGTTAAGCCCAACCAACCGCATGAGCTTCAACGCAATGATTAACAAAGACAATCAAAGCCGAAGTGACATTGCAGACTTTTTTCAAAAGAGTTTTGGGTTTACTCCTCCCATTGGCGAAGGAACATTTATTGACCCATATGATGAGGGCGGTGAGAGTGCTTGCTTCGTTGAACCGGCAGATCATTTTGAGTTCAGGAACAAATCATTAGTTGAGCTTCGTGAAGGTGGAGCAAAGAACTTTGTCACCATCTCACAAAAGATTGATGACTTTGCAAAATCAGTAGTCAACAATCGACCGGCATCTGCTGTTGGTCAGAAGTGTGGAATGGACAGAACTGATAACATCGCCGTTGACCTTCTAGGGAATGTGCTAACTTGCCAAAACACCTCTCATGTTTCTTCTGGCCCAAATGGTCAGAGTCACCACATCGGTCATGTAAGTAACCTTGAGGCTGTTGAACTCAAGACATCTTCACACTGGTCAATACGAGAAGAATGTCCTAAGTGTCCAGTGCTACAAATCTGTAAAGGTAGCTGCATGTTCCTACATGGACGGCTTTGGGAAATTGGATGTGACGCAGCTTTCTCTGACAACATCTCAATCTTCTCAGCAGCCTTTGAGTCAATGACTGGATACATTCCATTCTATATTGATGGGCCACAGCGAGATAACCGTAAAGATATTTTTGGTCTGGTTAATGGCGCACCCGCAAGAAGCGCTAGGAAGCCATTCCCAATTCCTGTTATTTCAGCATGAGCCATATAAATCTGTTTGGTACTCCAGTATGGAAGCATTTTGTTGAGGCTCCTGAAGAGTTCAACAGAAACCTATTTGTACAAGGCGAGTCATTTATTCGAGGCATGAACTACTTTGATCTTCCCGGTGATGCTATTGCCGAACTTAAAGTAAGCGTACTTGGGTTATCAAAGTCCATTGCAGCCGAGTTCAATTGGAATCGCCAAATAGCCTTTATCAAAGGTAGACAAAATCCAATTCATAAGAATCAGATTGATAGTCCTCACCACCATAGTTCTGCAAAATTAGTTGGCGTCTACTATGTATCAGCTAATCTGGGGCAAGGAGACATCCTACTTCATGATCCTCGTGGAGCTACTACTTGGGATGATCCTCAAGCAAGGTCGGACGATGGTAAGACGATGCGATCTTTCCATAGGATTACACCAGTATCCGGAATGCTTCTCCTTTTCCCCGGATACCTAATTCATTCTGTTGAACCAAATCTCACTGATGACGTAAGACTTTCAATTGCGATTGAAGTCTATACAGAATTTCCATCAGAACATTAACCGTATTTAAACTTTAAGGGAATCAAGTGTCCGAAGACAACAGTAAAAAGAACGTATGGTTTGACCCAACTATCAACTTAGGTCACATCCTGACCTTCGTTGGATTTCTAATAGCTGGTTTTGCTGCATGGGGAACACTAGATAAAAGGCTCACAGTCATGGAAGAGAATCGCGGCTTTCAAAAAATGATTGACATCACCCAAGACCAGCGAGCGATTGAAGCCTACACAACACTTCGTGAATCATTGACAAGACTAGAACGTCAGGCTGAGCGTAACTCTGATCGACTGGACAAACTAGGAGTCCGATAATGGAATGGCTAAAGATGATTGCGCCAACGATTGCTACGGCTATCGGCGGCCCCTTCGGTACGATGGCTTACGGAATCATTGCTCACGAACTTGGCATTTCTTCTGATGATGCTAAGGCTACGATTGAATCCGGTAAGTTAACTGCCGAACAGATTGCCTCTGTTCAATTGGCTGAGATTGCTTTGAAGGCTAAGGCTCAAGAGTTAAATCTGAACTTTGAGCAACTTGCTGTTGACGACCGCAAGTCTGCACGGGATATGCAGTCATCCACAAAGAGCATTGTTCCCTCAATCCTTGCACTTGTTGTCACGCTTGGCTTCTTCGGAATCCTTGGTGGCCTGATGTTCGGCGTTGTTCAAAAGAGTGATGCTCTGATGTTGATGTTGGGCAGCCTTGGTACTGCATGGACTGGGATTGTTGCCTTCTACTTTGGTAGCAGCGCAAGCAGCCAAGTCAAGAGCGAGATGCTCTACAACTCTAAGCCAGTATGAACCTCTCAGAACACTTTGATCTAGCTGAAGCTACCTACTCAGAGACAGCTATTCGGCTTGGTTTAGACAACCAGCCAACTCCTGAGATTCTTCAGAACATGGTATTCGCTGCATCAAAGATGGAGCAGGTACGTTCACTACTTGGATTTCCAGTCAACGTTAATTCTTGGCTTCGTCTTCCAGATGTAAACGTTGCTGTTGGTGGATCAAAGATTTCATCTCACATGGATGGGTGGGCAATTGACCTTACCTGCAAATCCTTTGGGAACCCACTAGCTATTTGCAAACAGATAGCCCAATCTGGCATCAAGTTTGACCAGATGATTCATGAGTTTGGTAGCTGGACTCACATCTCATTTGCTCCCGCAATGCGTCAGCAGCAACTTACGATCTTTCGTCCACAAATGAAGTACGTTACTGGACTCTATTCCAGCGATGAGTACGCACAACTTGCATAAGTAGGAATCACAAATGGCTGGACTAAAGCTGCAAGCATTCGCAGGTATCGTTCCAAAGAAGAGCGCATATCTGTTGCAGGACACTGAGGCCCAGATCGCATCCAACACAAAATTATCTAGTGGCGAGATTCGCTCATGGCGCAAGCCGGGATCAGTATTCCCAAAAGTCATCTCAGCTTTTGAGCCTACATCAATCTACCGGATGAACAATGTCTCTGGCGATAGCATCTGGCTTGCATGGCCCACTGATGTTGATGTAGCTCCCGGCCCAATCTATGACTCTGGAAGCCCGATCTACTACACGGGTGACGGCCTGCCAAAGAAGACGAATGCTGCAATGGCCTCATCTACTGGTTCTGCATTTCCAGCCGACTATTTGTTAATGGGTGTGCCAACTCCAACAGTCGCTCCAACAGTTAGCTCAACAGATGGTGCTGCTGTAACTGGCTCAACTACTGAAACTCGAACTTATCTGTACACCTACATTTCAATGTTTGGTGCAATTGCTGAAGAGTCTGCGCCTTCGCCAGCTTCTGCCTTGGTGAATGTGCTACCCAATGGGACTGTCAACATTTCAGGTCTTCCATCGGCTGCCCCGTCTGGAAAGTACAACATCACAAGTGTTCGTGTTTACCGATCTGTTACCGGAACATCCTCAACTATCTTCCTAAAAGTTGCAGATGTTGCGATTGGGACTACAACCCTGCATGACACACTGTTGGCTACATCACTAGGTGTCAGCCTCCCATCGACTACATGGTCTCCGCCTCCAGATGGCTTGACTGGATTGGTTGGAATGGCTAACGGCATCATGGCCGGTTTTGTTGGCAACCAGATTTACTTCTGTGAGCCATTCAAGCCCCATGCTTGGCCTCCTGAATACGGCCTCTCAGTTGAGTTCCCTGTTGTCGGGCTAGCTGCCTATGGCTCTTCATTGGTTGTGGCAACCAAGGGTAATCCGTTCATCATAACGGGCACTAACCCAGCAGCGATGAGTCAGGACAAGCTTCCACTGTATGAACCTTGCATGTCTAAGCGGTCTATCGCTAGTGACGAGCAGGGTGCAATGTATGCCTCACCCAACGGCATCATTAAAATTGGCCCATCAATTGCTGACAATGTTTCAAGGAATCTGTTTACTCGTGATGAGTGGTCTGCCTATAACCCAGTCTCCATGATTGGTGAAGTTCAGGATGGTCGCTACTTCTTGTTTTATACAGTTGGCGATGTTCATGGTGGATTGATCTTAGATCGAAATTCAGTGGCATCTCCTTTGACGCTGGTAACAACCTATGCAACAGCACTCCATACTGACCCTGTAAATGCAAAGCTTTACATTGCAGAAGACTCAGAGATAAAAGGGTGGGACTCAGACCTTGTGAACTATCTGAGTTATGAGTGGAAGTCAAAGATTTTCGTACTGCCGCGCCCACTAAACTTTGGTGCAGCACAGATCAATGGCGACTTCAGTCTTGTTAACTCTGCTGCAAATCTACAGTCATTACTCGACTACCTAAGATTGCAGAACAATGCGCTATGGACATCTGTTGGCGGCCTGCTTGGTACTCTGAACAAGACACCACTCAATACATTTACTGTTGACGGCTCTGTCATGATCCCTCTGCCAAGCGCTATTGATACGCCATTTGTCCTACTGTCTGTTTATGGCGATGGTCTTTTGCGTGCGCAAGTACAGGTAAACAGTGACAAGCCGTTCCGTCTACCCTCTGGATATAAAGCCGATCAGTGGGAATTTGTAGTCACCGGCAATGTCCCAATCCGGTTCATCAAGATTGCTGAGACTTCAAAAGAGCTTGTCAACATCTAAGGAGTGGCAATGAAAAAGCCAGCAATTCCATCCATCATTGGAGTAACAGACACAGCCACAATTCGAATCTTGGCCGCTCTGAAAGAGAACGTTGAACTAATCAACGGTACTCGTGAAGGTGCAATCCAGAAGATACCAGTTGGTGCTAGTTTGTACGTCTGCGTGGAGAAGATCAATGAGATAATTGGTCGGCTCAATGCAACCGGATGAATCAATGGAATCCGAACAAACTCATGGTGAATTGTCTGCCGTAGAGAAGCAGCTTCAAGCTATACGCAAGGAAGGGGTCAGGGCAAAAGTGATAGCCCTTGAGCATGAGTGCTCAAAGCAGCCCCAACTTGAAGTGGATACCCGACACTACTTTTCTCGTGGCGTCTATGCAAGGGAGATGCGAGTCCAAGCCGGGGCAGTTGTAACCGGAAGAATTCACAAGCATAGTCAGATCAACATCCTTTCTCAAGGGAAGGTATCTGTTGTCACTGATAACGGCCTCATCACTGTGTCAGCACCTTACACGCTAGTAGCTGAGCCTGGAGCAAAGAGAGCTTTCTACGTTCATGAGGATTGTGTTTGGACAACAATCTGTGGAACACAAACAATTGACATCGAACTACTCGAAGACGAATTGACATCAGAGTCATTTGAGTCTTATGAAGACTTCCGTCTCGAATACAAAGAGGATAAATAGCATGGCATTTTTTACATATGTTGCAGCCGCCGTTGGTGGCTCATTACTTTCTGGAATGATGAGTGGCGGTGGGTCATCATCAGATGGTAGCGCTGGTGCTGCTGCAAGTGCTGCCGCAACGACTGATGTTGCAAACATTCAGGCAAAAACAGCAAGCGACTACTTGGATTTTCAGAAGCAACAGTACGCTGACATGAAGCCTATCGCTGTCGCTGCATCTGCTGCACAGACTGCAACTGCAAACCAACAAGCCGCCACTGCAACGGCTAATGATGCTCGCGCTGCTGACTATGCTGCCTATGACAAGAGTACATTCCGCCCACTGGAGCAGGGCATTGTCAATGACGCCAACAGTTTCGACACCACTGCAAAGCAGAATGATCTTGCTCGTCAAGGTGTTGCTGATGTTGCTACAGCCTATGACACTCAGCGGAAAAATGCCTTGGACACAATGTCCAGCTATGGCATCAATCCAAACTCCAACAGATTTGCTGCAATCAACTCTCAGTTGAGCCAAGGTCAGGCGGCGGCTGGTGCTGGTGCTGCTACGAATGCCCGCTCTCAGGCTGAGCAGATGGGCTATGCCCGTAAGCTAGATGCTGCATCTCTTGGTCGTAACTTAGCTGCCAATGCCTCGACTGCTTACGGTGTTTCAATCAATGCTGGTAACTCATCATCAGCAAACAATACTGCGGCTTACAACACTGCGGCTGCACCCGGTGCAACCCTTGCTGCTGGCATGAACACATCTAGCTCCATGCTTGGTAATGCTGCCAACTCGTACTATGGCGCTGGCAACCTCTACAGCCAACAGTACAAAACATCATCTGCCAACAGTTCTGCTGCAATGAGTGGCCTTGGTTCAATTGCTGGTCAATGGGCTGGCTCTACTGCTGGCTCCGCTGCTATTGCGGCAATGGCCGATGGTGGCGATGTACACAAAGGTGCAGGCCGTGTTCGTGGAATTGGTGGGCCAGTCGATGACAAGGTTCCGGCCATGCTCTCCAATGGTGAGTACGTCATTCCCGCAGACACTGCAAAAGCAATTGGTATCTCCCGCCTAGACAAACTCGTCAAACAGACTCACACGCCTGCCGCTACCCAGCGTCGTCGCGCACTCACTCAAGGAGCTTAATCATGGGATTTGGTTTAGGATTCGGCGCATTTGTTTCTGGCGCAACAGATGGTTATGACCGCAGTCGTGCTCGCACTCGTGCTGATGAGCAGGATAAATGGCTTCGCGAGGATCACGATGAAAAGGTTCGCCTTCGTGATGAGACGAAAAACTTTGCAACAGATATGGAGTCCATTCAAAAGAGCCGGATGAGTGGTGGTATTCCCGGTGTTGATGGCCTTAGCCCAGAGGGTCAGGCTTTCATAGATCAAGGCAACGCTAGCTATGACCGTGTTGAGGCTGCTCGTCTCGGAAAGACTCCTGCCACATCAGCTATCGCCCCACCGGTTGACAGTAGCGTTGCTCCAACAGATGCTCCAGCTACAGGTGTTTCAAGCCCTAATGCTGCACCAGTTCAGTCTGCCCAGACGACTCAAGCTGCACCAAATACTCCAAGTCTTTCTCGCACAGAGCAGCAAAACAAAATGTTTCAGAATGGGTCTGGCCTTTACGCAAATCAAAGCTCTGCTGACGGCGCTTACTACAAGCAAGTTGAAGACAGGACTGCAAAGTACCTGTATGCGACTGGTCAAGGCGACCGTGTTCCAGCACTGAAGAAACAGATTCAGGATATGCAGCAACAAGAGTACGAGCCGTTGCGCCAAGCTGCTGCTGATGCGCTTGCAGTTGGTGCTCCCAATGCACTTGAGCTTGTATCAAAAGCTTCCCGTGCTAGTGGTTACGGTGCAAACATTGACCCATCTTCAGGTTCGTATGATGCAAAGACTCAGACTTGGAAAGGCGTATCCGTAACTGATCCATCAGGTAAGACGGAAAAGCATGACCTCACAATGTCAAGCTTGCTTGTTGGTCTTCACCAAGTTACTCCTGCTGCTGCCGTAGCAATGAACTTCGGTAGGACTGATGCAGAGTTCGACAAAGGAATCAAGGAGCGTACAACTGCAAGTGGTGAAATGACTGCACGTAGTAATGCTGCTGTTGCTAAAGCAACTGTTGATATCAAGGGCATTGCCGTCAGCAATCAAACGATGGCTCTTGAAAATCATCGGAATTCAGCACAGGCCGAAATTGAACGAAAGCGTGAAGGCCAGTTCACCAAGGAACTTGAGACTGATCTATTCCGTGGTAAAGACCCATCAATGATGAAGCCAGCCGATCAAGAGAAGCTAACTCGGACAGCTTCTATCGCAAGGAATCTTTTTGCTGTTCCCGGTAATGAGAGCTTGAATGCAGCTACGCTTGCTGGAGTGGCGCGTGGTCTAGGTAATGGCAGTGCTCGTGTAACAGAGTTGCCAGCATCTGCACCAGAGGCTCAGCGCAAAGGCTTCCTACAGGCCGAGTATGCAGGGGCAACGATCTTGATCCCACGTAGCACTCTCCAACAATCGACAAAATAAATTAGGGGTGAAATCTTCATGGCATCTGGACTCAACGATTTAGGTAGTGATGATTTTCTAGATCAAGGTGATTCGTCGCCCGACATCTTTAAGACATTTGCAGAGGCTAACCAGCAAGTAAATACAAGGGCATCTGAGCTTCGGCTTGGACGCCCTGTTGCTGATAAGCCACCAGAACAGTTCGCCATGAATGACGCAAAGCCATTCACATACACGCCACTTTTTAACGACTTGGCTCCAACTAAAGAGGCCCAGACAAAAGCTCCTGTCAGTGATGGAGGGTTTGCTTACACCCCGTTGTTTTCAGACCTTGAGCCAAAGAAGGCTGAATCCAATCCATTCATGCACGGCCTTAAAAGTGGTGGTATTGATTCTGCAAAGGAGTCTGCTGTTGGTGGTGCTGCACTGATTGCTCACACTGTTGGAGCAAAAGACACTGCTGATAAGCTGTTCACTAATCTCCAAGGTATGCAGAAGGAGTCTGAAGCTAACTCAAAAGAGTATGAGTCGTTTAGCAATGTGACGAGTGGGAAGGCTTCGTTTGGTGACTTCTTTGGTCATTGGGCTGGCTATGCTGTAGGTCAGGCGGCACAGACTGTTGCTGTTGCTGCTGCCGGTGCTGCTGTTGGCTCTGTTATCCCCGGTGCTGGTACTGCCGCTGGTGCTATCGGTGGGGTATTCGAGCGTGGCGTTGCGCAAGAGGGTATCAAGAAGCTTGTCGCCTCAAAGATGGAAGGCATGGTTGCCAAGAATATTGCTGAGAACACAGCAAAAGGAATGGCCTTGGCAGAGGCTGAGACCCTTGCATACCAACAATCTGCCAAGACTGTGTTCCGGGAGATTGGTGTTGCCGCTGCGGTGACTGGACAGAACGTAATGATGGAAGGCTCATCCATCTATAGCGATGCTCGTGGAGATGCTGAGAAGCGTGGAGAGGAAGTTAACCTTGGTCGTGTATGGACTGGCACTATCTTGGCTGCCGCTACTGAATCAGCAATGGACTTTGTTGGCTTGAAGGGAATTCAGAAAGCTGCTGGTGGTGGCAACGTCTTTAAGAATATCGCGGTCGAATCATTCAAGGGCGGATTGCGAGAAGGATCAACGGAAGCCGTTCAAACAGGCTTCGAGAGATTTGGTGCTGGCCGTGACCTAGCTTCATCAGAAGCAATCCATGACTACATTGACAGTGCTGCTGCTGGCGCTGTTGGTGGTGTAATGTTTGGATCGGCAAAAGGTACGATGAAGTCGATGCGCGGAGAGCAAGACACCAATGAGAAGATGACAGTTGAGCAAGCCCGTGCAACTGTTGTTCAGCAATTAGATTCTGATGAAGGTCGTCGAACTCTTTACGACAGCATGATGGAAGACCCAAGGGTAGCTGCTGCACTGAAGCTATCTGGTATTGAGTCACATGAAGACCCACGTTTTGACAAAGTAGTCATGCGCTCAATCAAAACATCACAAGCTCTTGAGGGGCTTGATGTTCCAACAGCCGAAGAGATTTCACAGAAAACCAAAGATAGGAAGGCTGATTCGCAGGCTGCCTTTGGTGATACTGCCTCAACAGCTACTGGCGTGGGTACTGGTGCAAATGAACCAGTGATTCGACGCGACTCCGTTACTCCAAACTTGGAGACAAAGACTCTCGACGGAGAAGCCAAGCCTGCAACCCTGACAACTGATGGAAGCGCTATCGCCATGTCCGGTGAGGATATGGTTTCCCGTCAAGGTGGTTGGGAACCAGTGCCGCTTCAGGCTGAAGGCAAGGCAATCAATAACAGCTTCGTCTCACCTCAATTGGCCGAGACATTTATGTATGGAACCAAAGACCCTGCCACTGGCAAACGGTCTGGTGGTTACGCCGAGTCTGCAACAGATACTGAGTTCCAGATTCGCAAAGCAAAGCGGTCGAAAGAGGCTGGCGGTGGAAACTTCTATTTCGTAGAGGGACGTGCCAAGAGTTCCGCAAGTACGACCGACCTCAAAAATACAAACACTGCTGGCTTTACTCCTGAGTCATCGACTCAAGTTCAGGCGCAAGTTGATGCAGTAAAGGATGGCCGAAAAGTTGCGGCCATTACTGGTGAGCAGGAGTCTAAGTCTGTTAACTCTGATGGCCTGACTACTGCGATTGTCAAAGACCCTGAGACTGGTTTGTCTTCTGCCGTCTACTCAAAAGACAAGGGCGTTGGCAAGAAGGTTCAGAAGCGCATTGGAGAAGTTGGCCTCAAGCAGTCAATGGGTGAGGTGCTTGGATATGTTGAGCCGGGTGCTACTACAAACCCAGATGTGAGTAGCGTTGTTGTTAGGCAGACAGACAACACAAGTGGTGAAGTAATCCAAGAGCAAGTTGTTACTCCTGCAAACGTCTCCAAGATTCCAGCGATCAAGGGCACGAAGAATGAAGTTGTGACTGTTGCAAAGGCGCAAGCTGACAGAAAGCAAAAAAGCGAACAAGTTACTGAACAAGTCAAACAGACTAAACCAGTCAAACAGACTGTTGAGCAGAACCTAAAAGACAAAGAAACTGAGCGCAAAAAAGCCAAAGCAGAAAAGGAAGTATCAGATGCCAAGTCCGTTCAAGCCGACCCCACTCCTACCAAAGATGAAGTTGCCAAAAGCACGCCTCCCGAAAAACCCGCTGCAAAAGCTGACAAAGCAGTTGAGCCGACAAAGCAAGCTGCCCCAGTCAAAGATGCCAAAGTAGTTGAGAAGAAAGAGGCTGCCCCCAAAGTCTCAAAATCTGCGGTACGTGAAGGCGCTATTGAATCGTGGGAAGACAATGATGATGGCAAAGCTGCACACACTCCGTTTGAGAAGCTATCCAAAGAGAATCAAGATGCTTGGCTTGCGGCCTACTCACCGGATGACGGAGAGGCCTCCTATTCAACTGCGCTCTATCATGATGAATTGGTACAGCGTGACCTCCGTGCGGCCCGTGTTGAGCGATCTAACAAGCGTGTGGCCGATGCTCGCGCCTCAGATGAAGACCTGAACGCAACCTTCCGCGTAAAAACGGTTGGCGATACTGGAATGAGCAAGGCTTCTGTAGAGAAGATCACATCCTTGGTCACTGCGAAATGGGAGAACCTTCCTCCAATCGTTGTTGTTGCAACAGAGGATGACCTTCCAATCAAGGCGCTGTCACAGATCAAGAAGAAGGACTCTTCAGGTCTTGTCCCCGGTATGTACTACAACGGCAAGGTCTATCTGATTGCTGGCAACATCCATGATGCCAATGATGCCGTCATCACGATTGCCCATGAGGTAACTGGACACTTTGGCCTTCGGTCTATTTTTGGCGAGGGTCATGCCGAGAAGATGCTTGAGCTTTACAAGGGCAATAAGGCAATCCGCACGGCTGCCGACGCAATGATGGTCAAAGAGGGGCTGAGCAAAGTCATCGCAATTGAAGAGGCTTTGGCTGACATGGCTGAGCGCGATCCATCAACCCTCAAGGCCGATGAGAAAACTGCACTGACAAAACTGTATGAGGCTATTCGCAAGTGGCTGCTTGATACGCTCAACATCTCCAATGTTTCAGATCAGGAGATTGAACAGATCGTTGCAAATGCTCGTGCATATGTCATCGAAGGCAAGGGCACTGAAGGCAAAGGTGGTGTCGCTGGTGCTGCACAGTCTGTCAAGAATGAAGCAACTCTGCGCACTAATGGAACTCCGACTTTCTACTCCGCACTTGAGCGCAGCACGCGCATGGCAAAGCAAGAGTCTGCACCAGCTAAAGACTGGATTGCCATCATCTCAAAACTTCCGGGTGTGAAGAGTGAAGAGGTTGAGTGGACTGGTGTTAACGAATGGCTTAGTGAACAGACCGGAAAGGTGACAAAGACTCAGGTCTTAGATTACATCGGCAATAACAAGATGCGTCTGTACGACCATATCTTGATCGACATGAGTAGCACTCCGACGCACGAGGACATGAGGGCTAAGCTGTTCGAGTTGATTGACTTGGGTGATTTGGATGAATCATCTGATCCAACCTACTTGAGCAATGATGAACTGCAAGATGCGATTGCAACCAGTCTTGGACTGGGTAATTTTGTTCGTCAGTTCAAGGCAGACCAACGCAAATTAAAAGCACGTCATGGCGATCTTGGGCATAACCTTGTACTTCCAAACGGTCGCGGCTATGTTGAGTTGACCGTCTCTGATCCGGGTGCTATTGAGTACAAGAAAAAAGATGAGGTTCACTTCGGTGATGTGACTCATGGAAAAACAATTGGCTGGCTGCGCATGAACATCAGAGATGATGTCAACGGCAATCCAGTTCTGTTCCTCGAAGAGATTCAAAGTCAGCGTGCAAATGATGGACGTAAGGGTGGATTCGGTGCTGATGGTGCTGTTCCAGACGGCCCATTTATCAAGAGCACAGATGCGTGGACTTCGCTCCTACTGAAAAGGGCAATCGCTTACGCACAAGAAAATGGAATTGACAGAATCTCTTGGACTAATGGCGAACAACAGAGCGAGCGATACGCACAAGACCCTGATGAAAAAGGTCTTGCATATTACTACGATACAAAGCTCCCATCTGTTGCCAAAGAGTTGCTTCGCAAGCTAGGCTCCGGTGGATCAATCGAGCAGATGAAATTCAAGGGAATGGTTCGCGGCCAAGAGTACGGCCTGCCAAGTGACTCCGAGTTTCAGGCCAATAAAAAATCTGGCGAAACTGTTGTTAGTTATGTCGCAAGAAAGAACGAAGAGGCTCCAAGCAAGGAGACAACGCACTCTGGCTTTGTGATTACCGAGAAGCTTCAGCAACTTGTCTCCGAAGATGGGATGCCAACGTTCCGCTTGCGTGACTATGAAGAACAGTTCGCTGACCTTCCTGCCAACGTTCGAGCTATGGCTGTTACAAAGGGTCACCGTAGTCCACCTAAGATCATGGATCGTCTGAAAGCTTTGCAGCCAAACCTTGCACGCCGGATCGTGCAGGGTACATTCGACAAGTTCCATGCCATCAAAGACATCGGTGACAAGTTCTACATCATGGCTCGTATGTCCAACGGCCCACAAGAGGGTGGTCTGTCTGTTCTTGTTCATCACGGTCAGGTCTTCAATGACGGTGGTGCTTTGAATATCAAGAAGGGTACGAAGGGTCTAGTTGATGTACTTAAAGAAGTTGGGCCAGAGGTTGATCGCTACCTCATGTGGGTCGCTGCTAACCGTGCTGGTGAACTCAAGAAAGATGAGCGCGAAAACTTCTTTACCCAAGAAGAGATTGACACTCTAAAAAAGCTAAACCTTGGAACAATGAAGGATGGCAAGTCTCGTGTTGCCACTTACATTAAGACTCTTCAAGGAATGAACGAACTGAACAAATCTGTTCTGGATGTTGCTAAGGGTGCTGGCCTCATTGATGATGCTGCCTACAAGAAGTTTTCCAACGATGTCTGGTACGTTCCGTTCTATCGACAGATGGAGGATGATAAGTCTTTGTCCGGTGCGCAGACATCCTCCGGCCACGTCAATCAGTATCTGTCCAAGAAGCTGAAGGGTAGCTCACGCGGCGTCAACGACTTGATGGAGAACGTGCTTAACAACTGGTCACACATTCTGTCAGCCAGCATGAAAAACAATTCTGCTGTCGAGACTCTTGGTGCTGCCGAGAAGATGGGTGGGATTGTTAGCAGGCTCACCAAGATCGACGACAAGTTCGGGCGCGACACTGCCGGTAATGTTATTCCTCTGAAGTACACAGTCAAGGTTATGGAGGCTGGTAAGCCTATTCACTACGAGGTACATGATGAGTTCCTGTTGACTTCACTGGACTCGATTGCATCAATGGGTAGCAGCAACTGGGCACTCGATATTGCAGGTCAGTTCAAGACTACGCTGACACGCTTTGTCTCGCTTAGCCCAACCTTCAAGATCAACAACTTGATCCGCGACTCTGTTCAATCGTTGGCACTTTCTGATAATGGCAATAGTCCTTGGGCAAATGCCAAGGGAGGATATGACGCATACCATAAGGATAAGGGTAGCGCTCTTGCCGGTGGTGGCCTGACTGTTATGGGCAATGCCTTCGACGGCGATCAGGCTAGCAACATCAAACGTATCCTGAAATCTGGTGTGAAATCTTCTAATGTTCTTGATACTACAAGCAAGGCTAAAGAGTGGTTTGGAAAATTCCAAGACAAGTACGATGACATCAGCGATGGTATGGAGAATGCAAACAGAATCTCCCTATACAACCGGATCATTGCAAAGGGTGGCTCCCATCTTGAGGCTTCATTTCAAGCACGCGATCTGCAAGACTTCTCACTGCAAGGTAGCTGGGATGCAATCCGCTATGCAAGCAAGGTTCTTCCTTACTTCAATGCTCGGATGCAAGGTCTGTACAAGATTGGCCGTGATGGTCTGAGTCCTGTTCAATCTGTTCTGTTTGGCAAGGCAACAGATGGTGAGCGCAAGAAGGCCACCAAGTTTGCCGTAGTCCTTGGTGCAATCACGATGGTTGAGCTTGCTCTGTACCTTGCACAGATGGATGACGAAGATTGGAAGAAGCGGGAAGAGTGGGACAAAGATTCCTTCTACTGGTTCAAACTTCCCGGTACTGAGAACGCTGTTCGCATCCCAAAGCCTTTTGAACTTGGCGCAATTGGAACGGCTATTGGCCGAGTGACTGAACAGATCATTGATCCAGAAGTGGAGGGCAAGTTGTTCCGTCAACGGATGACGGCTCTGTTGCATGACAACTTTGCGATCAACCCAATCCCACAAATCATTCGTCCGGTATGGGACTTGGCTGCAAACAAGGATGGGTTCACTGGACGCGATATTGAGTCAATGGGTATGGAGCACATGTCTAAGACAAACCGAGTCAACCCCGGTACGTCTGCAATGTCTGTTGGCCTGAATAAGATCAATGACTTCTTTGCACAAGGTGTTTCGGCTGTGACTGGTGTAGATGCAAACAACCTACAACTTTCACCAATTCAGATCGACTACGCTGTACGCGGCTACTTGGGTTGGGTTGGCTCTGTGATGCAGTCAACCAGTACCTTGGCTGTGTCTCCATTAAAAGCTGGAGAGAGTGCAGACATGAAGATTGATGACTACCCTATCATCGGTACGTACCTCAAGTCTCTGCCTCCGTCGCAGTCAAAGTACATCACTGCCTTCTATGACCACTCCAAGGAGGTCACTACGGCTGTTGCTGATTACAAGATGTTGTCAGATGCTCATCGAGCAGATGAGGCTTTCAAGTTTGCTGAAGAGAACGGTGACAAGCTTCAGTTGGCAAAGATTTACTCATCGACTACCGCCGCACTGTCTAAGGTTTCTGGCCGGATCAAGATGGTTCAGGCTGCCGAGGACTGGACTGGTGCTGAGAAGCGAACAGAGATTGACAGACTGAATGCCATGAGGACTAGCCTAGCCAAGCGTGCAGAAGATATGCGCATGGCTCGTGCGCATAGATCAGACTAGGCGGCGAGGGCAACCTTCACAAAGTTGCCCTTTGCTAACTGATCCCCAACACTGCGAATGGCAATGTCCATCTCTCGGATTGGGGTCAGCGCTATCTGTTCGTCATGGATAGCAAGGGCATTGTTAATGGCCTTCATATCCTCCGAGCGCATGGTCATCTTGCCGGTACTTTTGAGTTGGTCGCGTAGCATGACCATTGCACCTTGGGAATCGACTATCTCGCCTATCAGGTCTTGTCCGTAGCCCATCTCGCAGAGAGTGACTGCAAGGTTCAAGACATTGGCTAGCTCCTGCCAGTCTTGATAAACCCCTGTGCCTTGAGTCATCCGAAGCATTGCCATGTGGTAGCTGATCTTCAGCTTAATCTGTGCGCTCTCAGGGGCTGGCTTGCTGCCACGTAGGACAAATGCCAATGGGTCTTTGATGACCGAACGTGGCTGGTACTTCTTTTTGGGCTTTTTGTTCTGTGCCATTGTGGTGTTGTGAGTTAATTTACGTACCCTTGCCAGTTTAATTTCGAGGTAAAACTGGTGAAGACTGATGAAAACTGGTGAGGATTGGAGTGTGCCTAATTTGTGTCCAAACTTTTATAGCGGCTTGTAGTTATATGTGTTTTAAGCACGCTTTTGGGCACAAGAAGATCGGGCAGATCGTGCGCTCAAGTTACTGATTTCTCAGGGATTTTTACTTCTTGTACTGCTGCATATGTGTGACTTGAAATCTGGTGTCAGTGCTTGTAAACAAAGGGCTAGCGGGGCGGTGTGTACGAATCTGTGTTTTACCCCAAAAGCGCTACAATTTACAGTCTTGCACTGGGTGTTTTGCAGGTAAGGAAGAGTGGCAGAGTGGTCGATTGCAATAGTCTTGAAAACTATCGAAGGGTTAAACCTTCCGTGAGTTCGAATCTCACCTCTTCCGCCAAACTTGCATCTCATCCTACCAACCGTAGATGCTGACCAGCTTCAGTCTGCTGTCCACGTTGTCCCAATACCTGACCCATCTTTTCATCCACAATTTCCGCATGGCTACGCACAGATTCAGTCGAGTGGTGTGCGTATTTGCGCACCATGCTCGGTGTTTCCCATGCACCCAATGCCATGAGCGCATTGTCTGGGACTCCGGCTTGCGCGAGAGTTGAGGCCCATGTGTGACGCATGTCATGCCAACGGAAATTCTCAATGCCTGCCTTCTCTTTGGCTGCCTTCCACGTATCACTGCTGATGCACTTTCTAGGTCGCCCTTGGTAAGTGAACACCGATACCTGATGCTTGCCAACCTGTCGCCGTAGGATGTCAACCGCAGCTTGAGGGAGGGGTATCCCAAACTCTTGCCCGTTCTTCATCTTGTCAGCGCCAATCACAATAATGCGATTGACTAAATCCACTTCACTCCAATTGAGCTTGATGACGTTGGCTTGCCGAAGACCTGTTGCAAAGGAGAATGCCGCCATGTCTTGCATGTGGTGAGGCAGTGCTTCTAGCAATCGGGAAATCTCGTCGGGCTTTAAGAAGCGAACCCGACACTTCGGTTCCTTGTTCATGAAGAACGTGGGTGCAGTTTCAATCAACTGGTACTTCCGATGAGCCATCCTCATGACCGCACGCAGCACTGCCAAATATCTGTTCAGTGTTGCGCCAGAGAGTGAGCCATCATCCTTCGTTTTGATTGTCTTTAGAACAAGGTCTTGTGTAATCTGGCGAACCATCTTTGACTTGAACTCATCCTTCCACCAATCGAGCAACAGTTCATATCCGGCAATCGTGTCTGCTTTTAAATCCTTGCTCTTCTCTGTTAAGAACAAGTCAGCCACTTCAGAAAAAGGCTTGTCTTGCTTGACGCCCAATCGGGCTTCTGACCATAGACCGGCCTTCATCTTGTCTTGATACTCTGTTGCTAACTTCTTGTTCTCTGTGCCAGTAGATTCACGGCATAGAGTACCGTCAGGTCTGGTGAACTTCATGTGCCAGATGGGTGACGTACCTCGTTTATATAGCGACATAGTGGTTCCTTTCGTGATTCACTATTCAGCGCTATCGACCTGCCCGGTCTGAGGAACAGTTTGCCGTGTCAGAATAAACTTGTCAATGTCGTCACGGAAGGCACGCCAGTGGCCGGTGTCTCCATAACGAAAGACGGGCAGGACGCCAGAAACGGCCCAGCGACGAACAGTTTCACGGGCAACGCCAAGGATTTTTGCAACCTCTGGCAATGCGATTACTTCACGGGGTATGGTCATACTACTTCCTTAAAAAATAATGCTAATGAGGTGGCATACGAATGCCAGTGGGACGATGATGAACATCACCACTAGCAACAGAAACATCATGGTTACAGCCATGAAAAAGCCAGCACTCAACATGAAGTCAAGCCAGCTTAAATGTTTCATTACGCAGCGACCTTTGCTGGCTCGGTTTTGTCTTCGAACAGATCAATCGTTTCAGCATCAGAGCAGCTTTCAATGGTGATGCCCTTACCTAGTGCAGCAACGAGTTCATGCTGACTAGCTACCTTGACGTTAATCAAACTACGGGCCACATGGCTCAATGCTTGGGCGCGGTGCGCGGCACTTACGAGACGCATCTCAACACCATGACCGACGAGATAAATACGATGATTGGGTTTCATTTTGAATTCCTAAAATTACAGTTGAGATTTTTTGTACGGGACAACTTGAAGTTCTCCCTCGATGTAGTAGCCGCATCCCCGAAGGAAGCGCTCCATTACTTTGAGCGTTTGCTCGAATGAGTCTAGCCCCACTCGAACAGATACGCATTCACCAGTGGATCGAATGTTTGCCATCAACAGAAGGGTGTCCTGTGGCTCTTCGTGTTTGCAGGTCATATGAACTTCTTCAGGTTAGGGCCAACCCAGCCATCCGGCTTGCCGATCTTGCCACCAGCCAACAGAACGGGCTTGCCATCAACTAGCTTGCGCTCATTCGATGACATCACTTCTTCGTCAGCACTGACCTTATCGAAGCCAGCAAAGAACGCTACGCCATTGCCGGTCACTTCGGTATCACACAGTGCATCCAGTGCAGCCTCACGCAAGTGGATCGGGATATGAATGTCCTGCTCCTTGCGCTTGAGCTTTCCGGCAAACCAATCAAGGTCAATGATGGTGCGCTTGAGCAGTTGGTTGTAGCCATCGCTATCTGTTCGTAAGGCTCCAAGGAACTCACAGAACTCTTCAATGTGACAGCCAATCTGAACAGACGCATTCTCAGGACTTGGTGTCTTACCGCAAGCAGCTAGCCAGTCCACAGTGCGCTGGTAGTTGGTCATGCTGGTACTCCAATTTTTGTCTCGGTGCGCATCTTCTCTTTGAGCAAGTAGCCTTCGAGTGCCCACAGTTTTTCGTAAGCATTGTCGTAAGCCATTTCCCTGCCAGTCTCAGCATCAAAGATTGCTGGGTCTACACAAGCAGACTCGCCCGTCACCATGAATCCGTTAATCATTTCAATCACGCAGATGGTCAGCGTTGTATCTTTGACTTGAATGAAATTCGCCGCCTTGATTCGTGCATCAATGCTTGCTGGCGTTACTTTGTTTTCTGTTGTCATCTCTTATTCCATTCTGTTAGGCGTGGCTTTCACTACCCGTTGTTTTCTACCCGATGAACCAACTCGTCGCTCGCCCGTGTCGTAGATGTAACCCTTGCGAATCAGCGGTGCAAAGCGTGGAGTGAAACTGTTACTGCGTACCAATGGCAACGCCTTCTCAATGTCATCTGCCGTGCAACCGTTTTCGCATTTAGCGATCACGTCATAAACAATCTGTTCCAACTCTGAGGCAGAGACTGAGGCCGCAGCCTCATGACTCGTATCAGGATCAGTGTTCCTTGCCATAGCTCTAGGAAGAGTCCCAAAGAGATTTGGGAAAAACCGATCAAGCAGTGTTCTGTTCAAGTTCATGAGGTGCTCCTAATCAAAAAGGAATGTCATCATCCATGTCGTCAAAGCCGCTGCCTCGTGGGGCTGGGGCTGGTGCTCGTGCTGGTGCTGCTGGTCGTGCGCCGCCACGTGCTGCTGGTGCTGCATCCTTTGGATCAAGGGCTAGCGAAAAGAACTTCTTACCTTCCATCTTCGAGCCATCTTTGCCAGTACGAATCCAAGCCTTCACCCAATACTCAACACCGGCAACAGTGATGAAGCCTGTGTACTCTGGGTCTTTCTTGTCGGGACGCATCCGTTCATTCTTTGCGATCATCCCAGTGTTGTTGTTGTCGTATGCCATTTGTTTACTACCTTAGTTAAGTTGAATAATTCGCTCTGACAGAATGAGTTGGTCTGTCGGAGGGGGCTGCTGTTTCTTCTCTCTCGGTGGCTCGATCTGGGCGCAGCGCCATGTCCAGAAGTCTGCCAATCTCAGGTGTAACCAATCCCAATATTCATCGGAACGGGCCACCTGCCTGATACTCATTTTTTCGGGTGTCCACACAACAAAGTCGCACCACTTGCGATCAGTGATTTGCATAACGCCTTGCACTTGCGCCATGTAGTAGGGCGGTATGTCGGGATAGATGACGCCGGAGAACGGGCACTTGATTTCTCCCACACCTTCATCCCCACAAAGAAAATCGGGTGAAGCTCCAAGCCAAGCCAGCGTCGGGTGCGGTACGAAGCCCACCAGATCGACGACCACAGATTCAGAAACCTGATACGCAGATACCGCATCACTCTCATGTTCTTCTCCCCACATGGTTGCTGGATTGCCTTCGAATACTTCTAGCCCCATCTGCCGACGCCACAGTTGCTGACGTGATCCGGGGCCAAGACCAGCCGCCTGTCCAAACGAGGATGCGGTCAGCTTGCCTTCGCGTGCCTTGAACCACTCATCTGTTTTTTGATGAGGGTTGTGATTGACTTCGGTCATTTCAGTGACGCGGCAAGTGCTTGGGAATATTCTTTGGTGGCTTCTTGCAATGGCTTGCTTAGTGCAGCAAAGACAGTTCGAAGCTGTTCAACAGATGCGCATGTAGACAGATTTGTTTTTGCTGTCACCAGATCAGCGGCTGCAACCTTCGGAATGATTTCACTCTTGTCTTTGGTTTTCTCTGCCGCAGCCTTGGCATCGTTGACATACTTGTTGTCATCGAATAGTCCAAGGTACACGTCAGCGGAGAAGCCCAGCATGGAGAGTGCCTTGCCGATTGCGTCTGTCAGTGATTTCTTCGGAGCTTCTTCGTCAGTGAAGTAGCCACGCTTGTTCTGGCCGACAAATGTTGTCTGACCGAAGTGCTCGACCGTGCCGGTGTTGCCATCGGAAGGATAGTGAAGCTTGATGCGAACGTAGTGAATCTGTTCATGGCCGATGACTTTGTTCTCGATTGACTTCTTGGTAACAGAGACAACGCCGTCAGCATTGATGGAGTACTCCTCGTTGTAGTCCTCAACCACCAGAGGTTGACCCTGCAAGAGTCCTTGTTCAACAATCTCGACGCACCACTTGTCACCCATTGGCCCCCACATTTCAGTGGCCTTGTGGATTTGGTACGTGTGGTTGATTGCTGTGCCGGAGAAACCGCCGCCGCGTTGAAAGCTCTTGGTGTATGTCGGGTCTGTCTTGCACGTCTTGTCCCAGACGGCGAGGGTGTTAACTACTGGTGCTGCTTGTGTCATTCGTGTACTCCAGAACAAACAAGTGATTTTGTTTGTGAGTCTGGATTATGACCACCGTCTTGTAGCTTGTAAAGGCTTTATGTGTAATGACCTACCGTTTAACAAGGTTATGTGTGGATTAGTTATCCTTGGTGCAGGTCTGTAGCGGCTTGCAGGCTTTAGAGTGACGAGCTACGCCTCGCCAGTTCCCATGCTACTTCGGTGTGCGATAGCTCCTATGCTCAACCATGACGCCAATGACCTTCACATCTCCATCTGTAGATCGAATGATGGGCCAGTCGCTGTTGTTGGGCACAAGTTCAAAGCTTGAGCTTGTCGTCTGCCGGTATTTTCGAAACGCCACCACTCCATCAACACTTACTGCTACGTAGTCTCCGGGTTGCGGCATCAAGCAAAGGTCGATGACAACCTTATCGTGTTCCTTAAACAAGGGCATCATGCTTTCCCCTTGAAGCTCTATTGCAAAAGCTCCTTCTCCAATTTTTATGTCCGTCATCAATGCCTCTTTCAATTCACTCTTGCCGCCAGCGTTGATATGAGGAATCACATCTTGTGGTGCTAGCAGCGCCAAGCGCGTTACGGTTACATCTATACCGCCTAGATCAATCTTGACCATTGGATCAAGTCGATCACCTTCTCCGGATTGAAGCCAAAGCGGATTGACTCCAAGAATCTGTGAAATTTTTACTGAGTACCGGGATGTTGCAGCCGGTGATTCTGGTGAACAGATGTAGCTAATCGTCTGCTGCTTCACGCCAACAAGACGGGCTAACTCAGACTGAGTGATATTTTTTTCTTCGAGGACTCTGCGAATCCTTGCGCCTAGATGTGACATTCCGCTCTCCAAATTGTGTACAAGTTTGCTACTTCCCACACATACATCTGTTTAATGTAACCAAATAGTACAACACGCTTGTTACCGTGTCAAGAAATCATGAGCCGCACTAAGCCGCATTACCCGACAAATAAACAAGGATATTTGATTGACACGGCTTGTGGACACAACGACACTTGTGACGCTGGATAGGTTCTCGGTCGCTCTGAGAACTGAACGGGGTGAGCTTTTTAGTTCCTTTCGTAGCCCCTTCCAGCCCCTTTGGGGTTTCACGCAGAGGACGCAATGGAAGAAGGAACCATGACTTACCAAACTTTGTTGGCTTGGGGAACAAGCCGACTGTCTCAGATGGTGATTGCAGTATGAGCAAGTCACCCGCATTCCAGTTCTATGCCGCTGAGTTCCTAGCTGATGAGAACGTGGTGATGATGACCAACCAAGAAATAGGTTGCTACATCAAACTCATGTGCTACTGCTGGCGCGAAGGCTCAATCCCATCTGACGTTTCCAAGATAGCTAAGCTGTGTGGTGAGGATAGCTCAGCTATGGCTCAGCTATGGCTCAGCGTAAGCACTTGCTTTAGCTTAGCTGAAGCAGCACCCGACAGACTTGTTCACAAGAGACTTGAAAAAGAGAGAGAGAAGCAAAAAAGCTATAGTCTTGAGCGGTCTGCATCTGGGAAAAAGGGAGCAGAAGCCAAGCGGAATGCGGCTTCCAAGGGTTCTAGCTCAGCTACTAGCTCAGCTTCAGCTAAGCATATAGCTATTGACAGCTCTTCATCTTCATCTTCATCTTCATCTTCTATAGTTAAGACACTACTTACACAACCTCCGGTTGCTGTGTTGTCTGGCATGGAATCGGATGGGTTCGATACCTTCTGGTCAACATGGCCCCAAAGCCAACGCAAGGTGGGTAAGGTCAGCGTTCAGGCCAAGTGGAAAAAGCTTAGACTTTTCTCCATTGCCAAACAGATCACTGACCATGTGAAGCTGATGAAGGAATCGAAGCAATGGAAAGACGGCTATGAACCAGCCCCTCTGACCTACATCAATCAACGCCGATGGGAAGATGGCAACGAGCAATCTCCTGATGACCAACAGTTTGCAGGAGTGATGTGATGACCAAGATCATGTTGCCGCAAGCACGGCCCATCTGGAACATGCGACTGTCCGGCAAGAAGCCGAACACTTTGGTCTTTGTCAGTCTGATAGGTGGACTGAACGTAGACCCTACCGTTTCAATACCCCCCGAGGTTCAACCAGAACGATGCGAGTGGCGTTGGACGGCTGATCTTGGTATCACCCTAGTCTTCAATGACTCCACGAGCAAGGCTAGGGTTTGGCAAGCATGTCAATCCATCCTTCGCAATGCACCGAACGGCGGCTACACCAAGTTCAGTAAGCACCTTGGGTTCCTTTGGATGTGGAACACGAGCAGCCAGATCGCAACCCTGATGAGCTGGTGGCGCGGCATTGATGCCATTCCAGAGTTCGACATTGAAAAAATCCCAGAAGAATTTACAACAAGCTCCGTCAGCAGGTGGGATAGGAATCTGTTCGTGGGCGTAGAAGCAATATCAGGAGCGGCAGCATGAGTACCTTTCAAGACCTGACCTTATCGGATGACAGTATTGACTTTCGGGAATTGGCCGCCGAGCCAGCAGACATTGAGCGCCTTGTATCACCAGACAGTTTCCGCGAAGAGACGATTGATTACCTGACCGGCGACGGCGCTATGTACGGGGCAACACTGCCTTGGCACGATACGCACGAGAACCTACGCTTCAGACCGGGAGAGGTCAGCTTGTGGATGGGCATGAACGGACACGGCAAGAGTCTCATCACGAGTCAGGTGTTCCTTGACTTTATGCACCAAGGCCAAAAGGTCTGCATTGCCAGCTTTGAAATGAAACCCAAGGCAACCTTGGCCCGGATGGTTCGTCAGGGTGGCATGACTTCAAGCCCGTCCATCCCATTCATTCACGGGTTCATAGATCACTCTGTTGGAAAACTGTTGCTGTACGACAAGCAGGGTAACGTCGATCCAGAGAACTTGCTGTCGATCATTCGCTACGCTGCACGCAAGCATGGCATTACGCAGTTCGTAGTTGACTCTTTGATGAAGTGCGTGAAGGGTGAGGATGACTACAACGGACAGAAGGATTTCGTCAGTAGTCTTTGCTCTATCGCGCAAGACCTGAACATTCACATTCACTTGGTTCATCACAGTCGTAAGCTCGCTGATGAAAGCCAGATGCCGGGGAAGTACGACTCCAAAGGTTCAGGGGCAATCGTCGATCAGGTAGATCAGTGCTTCATTGTTTGGAGAAACAAAAAGAAGGAAGAGGCTATCCGCGCTGGAACAGATCACGACTCAACTAAGTTTGATGCGATCTTGAAGTGCGATAAGAACCGACATGGCGAGTGGGAGGGGATGATTGGACTGTACTTCTCGCAAGGCCCATTGCATTACGCACGTCAGCAAGGAATTGTTGGTAACGGATACGACTACAAACCCTACGTCAAGAGCTTGCAAGAGGTGGCGATATGAGTACTCAATGGAATATGAACGCAACCTCAACTCTTGAGGTGGCAAAAGAAATTAGCATTGCCGCCTATCAAGGTGTCGAGGTTTACATCACAGAGAATCCAGTCAACTTCACTCAAAGAGTAGTTGCAAGGATTGGGGATAGGGTTGTGCAAGTAGAGCTTAATAACTTTGGTATTGGAAATAATGAAGATGTAATCCACGCCATACGCAAATGCACCAAAGAAGTTTTGATGGACTCAAAAGATCAGCCACGAATTAACATCCTTGAGGCTGAACTCAAAAAGTACAAAGAGGTTGTCAAGAAGATGGCCTATGACGCAGAGATGGGCGCAGTCAATGTATATGTCGCAGACCCAAGGCTCGCAAGGACTCATGCACTTGTGCAAGCAGCAGAGATTTTGATGGAGCACGGAACCATTCACAGTCATGAAGAGTTGTTGGGTGTGATTGATGAAATTGCAGGGCTACAACCAAGTGAACAGTTCAAGTCCGAGGAAGCACGCAGGCGCATGGACTTCATCATGGCAAAAGGAATGAAGCTATGACTCTCGCTGCTTATCGACAACAGAAGTTCGACGAAGAGAAAAAGAAGAACAGGGATGCAGCGCCCAACTTAGCTGCACTTGTTGATGAAATAAGAGAACAGTTTCCCGGAGCTAAGTTGATCTGGGGAAAAGATGAGGTGACAGGAGTTGAGATAGGAACCAAAGAGGTTGTTGACGAAAGCAAAGTCTTCACCATCCCGCATGACTATTACCCATGCCGTCCGGTAATTATTAAAGGAAGAAAGAAATGAGCGAGAAAGCAGAAATCAGACTGGCAGAGTTGCGGTCAATGTCAGAAGAGTTTGCGGTCGCCTACTCGGAGCGAACCTACTTGGATGAGTTCAAGAAATCAAAGCTTGCAATCCTGATGCGACAAGCTGAGATGGATGGACACAAAACAATGGCCGCTCAAGAGCGAGAGGCTCGCGCCCACAAAGAGTACCTCGATCTGTTGCTTGCTTTGAAGGTAGCGGTCGAAAGATCGGAGCGCCTTCGCTGGCATCTTGAAGTTGCCAAGCTGGGAGTTGCAGTCTGGCAAACAGAAAACGCGAACAACCGATCAGAGCGCAGAGCATACGGAGCATAAGCAATGAGGCTGACGCAATTCAAATATTTCCTGAGCCATCATTCGTATAGCGACGAGATTGTTTCCGCAATGATTGCCGCATACGAATACGGAGCAGAGCACGAGAGGTTGATGTGCTCAGACATTTGTAATGCACTTCGAGATAACGCACAGATAACAGACGTTGGTCGCAGAGAAGCTTTGTTCACTGCTGCCAGACAGATTGATTCCCGAGTAACCACGTAACCGAGAGACAGAGATGACTAAATTGATTGACATGGAATTAACAGATCGACAGATTGCAACCTTGGATCACCCGCTGATTGCGGTATTCCTTGATGCTGTAGAGCAGGCCATGTTTGGCAAGGGTGAGCGGCATGGCGGGGCACAGACTCCGTTCCTTGAGCAGCCTTGGGTTCACTACGCAAAGATGCACGGTGTCGGATTCTTGACAGGTCAGGCCGCCAAGAAGTTAGAGGAAGCAGCCAGCACCAAGGTTGGAGAAGACTGGCGTCGTGAAATGTTGGGAGCTATCGTCTACGCAGGGATGGCGATTATCAATCAAGACATGGCCGAAGAACAGAAATGAAGATCATCCCCCCATACATGACATTCCAACAGGCACTCAGCAATGGGTTTGTTGGTCGCATCCAAGACGCCAAGTACACGCAGTGGGTGAAGACGTTGAAGTGTTGTGGATGTGGGGATCAATCCGATGATCCGCATCACCCTCACGGTGCAGGCTTTAAGGGAATGGGCACGAAGGTTCCTGACTACTGGTGCATCCCACTGTGTCGCAAATGCCACGATGAATTGCATCATGACGTACACGCTTGGGAAGAAAGTAACGGAACTCAGTTCCAGCATACGACAATCACTCTGTTGCAAGCAATACACCAAGGGAGAATGAAGTTTGGTTGAACTATCACTGTCCCTATCCGCACGCCGATGTAAGCATGATGATTGCTTCGAGCCTGCTGGAATGTTCGGAGTCTGTCCCGGCCATGAGCAAGAGGGCATCAACCGACACTTCGCTAAGTCGCTTGGGCGCGGGGTGGTAGAGATAGCTGCACCACTTTGCTTCAAGGGTCACGTCGAATGGAAGCATTACGTTGTTGCTGCAACTCTTTCTGTTCCTCACAAGTCACGCGCAGAGACGGATCATGCGGCTAGGCGAATGGACTACTGCAAGGACTGCACGATTAAGTTCAAGCAGGAGATGATGAAGAACGATACGTGCTCTCATCCTGAAACTGTTTTCATTCTGTCGGACATCCATGCTGGTGATCTAACTGGTGTGTCTATCACGCATGAGGGCAGGACTGCACCTTGGGAAAAGGCTGTGATGGGAATGTCAGGGCCGGTCGTCATGTTGCCAAGTGCAGATGTAATCAACGAACAGTTAACCATCATCTCAACGCCGAAGAAGCGTGGGCCAAAACCAAAGAAACACAATGTTTGAAATGTTATTTCCTTATCCAATTAGCTCGAACCGATATTGGCGAATGTTTCGGAACAGAATTGTTCGAAGCTCTGCTGCGAGGGAGTACAAGGATGTCGTAACAGATATTGCTCAGCAGTCTGGCAATCAGGAGTTCAAGGGGTGTGTGAAGGTTGACCTTCGCTTACATCCAGAGCGCCCGAAGGACTGGGAGAAGCGTGCCAAGAAAGATTCCCGCTGGGGTCTTGGTGTGCGGCGTGTTGACCTAGACAATGCACTCAAGGTTGCACTTGATGCACTGCAAGGAATTGCCTACGAGAATGACCGTCAAATTACTGACATCAGAATCAGGCTCGGGCTGCCCATTGAGGGCGGCGGTCTGTCGGTGATTGTGAGTGCCGACGAATACTGGGAAACACCAACATGAACTTTCATTCAGTAGAGCAAGCGCTAAAGTTTGCATCAAACGTCAGTGACAGGGCTGAGTACGGCAAGTCAGATTTAATGGCTGTCCGTGGGACAAGCACTGAGTCACTGACACCGATGGACATGCACGCACAGGCTGCAATGATTCAAAGCATGGTGAACAGGATGCCTCCGATGGAGAGGGATTCTGTTGTTGCTCAGTACGGTAGGGGTAAGGAGAGGTCGGACGCCATACGCAGTCTAGCTGAGTACCTGATGCCGCATGTATCGGGCATGGTTCCAAGTAAGCATGTGGTGATGCTGGTTGTTTGTCATTGGGCTACTAAGCGCCCAGCCATCCGAGCTATTGCAGATGACCGGGCGGTGAGCTATCGAAAGGTCTGTTCATGGAGGACAACAATCCTCCGAGCATGGATGCCGCTACAGATACGGGCGATCAGCCGGTTGCATGACCAGATGTTTCATGAGGGTGGATTTAGTTTGGATGAGTCGTAATATTTTTTCCTTTAGGGGTTGACGGATGCGCAACCAAGGATAGAATTAAGTCATCGAGTGTTACAGCACAAGACAAATCAACTGGCCTTGGCCTTTGCTTTCACCTAGAAATAGGGCGTGCTGTAACACGGAAAGTAAAGACCAAGGTCTTTTGCTTCCCAGTGTCAGGGCGCACATCGTTACAGCACAAAGGGGTATGTCGTCCCAGCACCCAATGAAGCGATGCCGTACATGACCCCGACGGCTCGGCGTTTCTTAGCGACCGAACAAAACCAGCAAGCAAACCGACGATACGCATGGCCCACGAACGGGCGCTGGACAATACGAATAAGACGTTCTGCGAGCAACAGACCCAAGTGAAAAACAAAATGGGTTGGTTGAAGATTCCGTTAGGGGCATTCGCTAGGGATGTCGGGAGTCTCGGGGTCAGCTATGGGAATTTAATTAACGTCTGCCACTGAACCATCACGGTAGTGCAGCTTATTCCCGAACCTTGATGGAAGCTTGAGCGCATCATAAGCACCCGGCCTCACGCAGTTGTCACCAAGTTCACTACCTTTGTAGGTGGCTCGAATGAAAACCTCCTGAAGCTTTTCCTTGGGGCTGCGAACACAGATGGTTCCCTTTGCTGGTGGGCCATACACAAGGTTTGCATTTAACCCAATGTCAGTAATGCACCACGAGTCAGCGCCAACTTTGCGAACAACGCGCTGCTCTCCCATAGACTGAAGCACTTCACGAATCCTCGCTGCTGTAGTTGTAGTCCCAACGGCCCGACGCAACTCAGCAACTGTCATCTCCTCGGCACAACCCGCAAGGATCGCCAACAGTTTGTGGTTCGCACTGTTCATCCGGTAGCCTAGGTTCAGTTCTTCGAATCGCATGATGTTCCTTGTTTAATCTGTTGAGTTCTAAGCGCACCTCTTGACGTGCATTGGGTTTGGTTGCAAACCACTGGCTTAGCTTTTTATTATCGTCTTGGAGTAGGCCCGGAGGCCAACCCGTTATCAGAAGTAATCCATGTCTCTGAGCAAGAGTCGAGGGAAAATCTCAATCTTTTTATCAATGATGGCCGCTTCACTGAGAGTATCGTGAACGCTCACCATCTTCATGCCTTTTCTAAGCCACATTTTTCCCTCTCTTGTGGTGCTTCTTGTGACTTTAATCCCATGATTTTTCAGGTACACGGGGTCATGTCCAACATCGACCCAACTCTGGTAAAAACCAGACGGTTCAGCTAATAAAAGAATGTCCAAGTCGCCGGGAGTAGGACTGCCCTTGATCGTGCTGCCAAAAACCCATGCCTTCTTGACCAAGAAGAATTCATCACTGCCCCTAGGTGTCGGTATCATTCCACCAACAGATACAAGTCGAGTATGTATTTCTTTGACGTGGTGAACAGCGGTATCAATTTTCATATCTTTAGCCTCTCTTCGAGATACTCAATGCGTGCAACCATGTAAGCAAGAAGCGTGAGTAAGGTGTCTTTGTCTATGTTGTCACCGGAGTAGGAGTGCAACAGGTTAATCATTCTTTTCATGTGTTCTTCTCCTTGAGCTTGGCTTCGATCATCTGAGGGAGTCCCTCATGAAATCCATCTGGGTCAATGCGAAACATCTCAGCCTCTGTCAGCCCTACCCATGTGCGTTTCTGCGCTTCTAATTGGGCAATTCGTACTTGATGTAACTGTTGTATTTCAGCGCAGATAGCAAGGTGTTTTGCTGGACTCATGTCTTATCTCCTATGCCGAGGTCGGCTTCAATAGCTCGGGCAAATTCGATTCCGGCGCTAGTCACTGGCACCGAAATGGCTATGTGCTTTCTTGACACTGACATCCAGATTTCACCAATCCGATCATCCGTCAGCGGCTGGCGCTTTGGTGGTGATGTGTAGAGCTTGGTTCCCACGTCGAGCAAGTCAATTGGCTGGGTGTACTGCACGTACTTTCTGCCATGTTCTGGGCTGTGCATCACTTCGGCCACGGACTCCTGCTCTGGCTGTACTGGCTGCGCGATGGTTTGACGTTCATCCAAGTTCGCATCGGTATAAAAACCTTCTGCTGGATGGCGTACTCCGGCATCATCAAGAAAACTTGTAAAGTCGCTGATATGTTTTACTTGAAGCAGGCCACATACGTCAATGAGCAGCAACCCAGTACTAACTTCAAAATCATTGATCGGCCACTCCCAGCCGCCAATATCGCGGCCAATGAAAGGTTGCGACAAGCTGTTGATGTAGGCCATATCAAGAACATCAGTCCTAATTTTTTGTTTGATGCTGGCTGGCTGTACTGGCTGCGCGATAGCATTGATGGCGTCGCCAGGGAAAGCCTTGTGAGGCAGTTCGGCGTTATCCGCTTCAATTCGTTCATTCATTTCAATACCTCCGCTTCAAGCACTTCCATGCTCTGTGTAATTTTCTCGTACAGATAATCTGGAAGGGTATGGGTACTTGCAAAAGACCATGACTCAAGAGCGCTCAGCAACTTGATGACCTCCAAGACTTGTTCCTTTGTCATTTAGATTCTCCGGTTGCTTGTTTGTCTATGGCCCCTGCTCCGAACCAAATGTTCCAAGGCTGTTTGATCTCCTTGACTTGGCACTTGTTGCACTTGTTGCAGAAGCGTGACTGCACTTTTGTGTAGTCGCTCATGGAATCGAATGGTTTTGACCAGACACCCCAGTTGTGGAAACAAAACTTCATGATTGGCTCCTAGCTCTGATGGCTTCAGCGCAATGCCTTGGCCCCAGTGCAGGCCATACACCAACTTCTTCTTCACACAACTTGGCACAAGCCTCACGCTCATGCGAGGCTACAAGGTAGGCGAAGTACTCGTCACGGTATTGCTTCCAGTACTGGGGATGCGCCGCAGGATTCCACTCGCAGTTTGCATAGGTATCTGCTTCGTGCCCCATCCCGATAATGTCGTCTTCAGTCATTCTGTTTCTCCTCTTTTTGACTGCCATTTTTTCCAAACTCGATTGCGTTCCGCAGTAGCCACAATCTTGGCAAACTGTTTAAGTTCGTGGGTCAGATGCCCTTGGTGTGGCGGCATGACGAAGCCAGCATCTACATGAAACCCAGCTTCTTTTGCTGCCTTGATGAAGTCTTCATTCATTCTGTTTCTCAGGTTGCTTTGCGAGCAACAGGCCAGCCCAGCTTGCACAGATCAGCGGCTACATCAATGAGTGCAGGAAGGTTCTTCGTAGGCTGAGCTTCTGTTGGGTAGTAGCGTGCAAACTCTGGCATCCGGTCGCTGAGTTGCTTGAGTGTGCTGCATGAGTTAACTGCGCTGGCCAGTTTGCTCTTCGCTAAGTTGCGTAAATCCTGAGCATCACGCCACGGCTTTAGTACATCATGAACATCAGCATCACCGCAGATAAACATGCAGTGCATATCAAGACCGTAGTGATAGCCGGAGATGTGCTGGTTGAGCAGAGCTTTTGGATGCGTCTTATAAAGCTTGCGAGCCTCTGGCGACATGGCTTTTACAAGAGCCTCTTGCATCTTTACCTTTTCCTTGGGAGTGTCGATAGTTGGGAGGTCGTTAAGGATGCTGCTGACGATGGCTTGCTTTGTGTATGTAGTGAGTTTCATTTGATGCTTTCGATTTGTTTCTGATCCGTTGATTCTGTTGTGGTCTGTTCAGTTATCGACTCCTTCAACTTCAAGTAAGCGCTTCTTCATGCGCTCCATTAACCAGAGCACGTCGCCGCCATCGGCATAGGTTGATGCGAAGTACTCAGTACCATCTAGGTCATACCCAAGAATGACGAAACCCTTGAGCTTGCCCTTGGTGTTCTCAAGTGTTGTGTCTGGGTCTAGGTTGAGTCGTGTGATGCCACGGAACTGAATGACGTTACTCACTTTGCTTCTCCTCGCCAAGCCCAAGCCACTTAGTGCGCGGCTCTCTTGCATGTTTGATGTAGAAGTGAATGAGGTAGTTAAAGATTTGAACGTAGCTCATACGGATACCAGTTTCCTTGAGGATGAACTCTCGGATGTGGTCTACGTCTGTGTCGATGTTGAATGTGATGCGCTTAGTTGTTTTCATTTTTTTCCCTGCTTAAATGTTGTCCCAGTTGGGCGTTCTCCACCCATCGTCATCTATTGGTGGCTCGTACTCACTTGTCTCATGCTTAGAAGATTCAAGATCATCAATATCAAAAAACCGGCAGTGCCCACCCCTGTGAGCAGTCTTAATTTGCACGGAGTATGGGTCTAGGTACTCATCAATCAACCAGAACAAATCCCTTTTGTTTTGGCCGCATACCATTCCGATGTAGCCCGTTGGCTTTCCATCATCCATCTGCCTAAAGTTGTAAGCAATCATGTTGGATTCCTTGTTAGCGTCGAGCAATGAACCCAGTTGGTACATCGTTCTCGCTGGTTAATTTCTCGTACTCTGCAACTGCTAGCTTGTGGTCATCAAAACAAAATCTGTTTTCATGGCCCCATCTGTTACAGCCAAGGTGAATAGCTGTTGTGTACAGAAGCTTTCCGAGTGCAGCAATAGACCCATCCTCAAGTACCCTGACTCGCTGATACCCACCGCTGAACATAATTTCATCGGCCAATGAGTCAGTCATAGATACCACCGCAAGCCTCATCCATGTAGTGCATGTACAGAGCGGCTACGTTGTCGAACTCAAGGCAGTTGTACAGATAGACATAGGTCATCTTGCCCAGTCGCCCAGTCCTCATGTTGCGATCTGTCCTCTGTACTAGCTTGATTCCCGTTAATGAGTTAACGTAGTATGTGACGGTGTATTTTGCAAAGCTCATGTGCATTACGTATTCCAACTTGAAGTCGGTGAACTCGTCGTATGTGTATTGCTTCATGCCGCACCCTCATCATGGGTTAATGTTTCATTCAGACGTGCTGCATATCGGCCTAGGTTTTCAAGCACCTTCGGGTCAAGGGCAACAACTTTGTTCTCATGGTGATTGACAGCCAGCCAGACCTGAAACCCATCGAATGAGGCATACACCCCATCGCCTAGGTAGGTATCTGTTGCAGTGAATGGATGCTTAGGATTCGTCATGTGTTTCTTTCTTTGGTTTGAGTTGAGTTCGAGGGATGCACCACTGCTCACGGCCACCACCGCAATCAATGAGAAACGCACCGCTGATACGTCCCGCCTTGAGTCTTTGGTGTATGGCCTGTCGAGTCACGCCTTCAATCTCCGCAGCATGTGATGCAGTGACGTAACCACGTTCAACTATCAGGAGAGTCACTTGTCACCCATCTTCTTGAGTGCATCGCCAAGGCCATTCTTTTCCATGATGTCCTTCGCGCCTTTTTCTTCTTGGTCAAAGATGCTTTCAACAATCTTCATGATTGACTTCGCACCAGCCTCATCCTCTCGGCTGATACCAGCATGACAAGCCATGATTTGAATCGTCTGTGCTGCCATGTCGCAGTCAATGCTGACCAGCATGTCGGCTACCTTCTCGGGCATCACCTCTGCATCAATGCAGGCATTGATTAACATGCTCATTAACTGACTACGCTTACGGACAATCAACGCAATCTTCACTGTGTCGGCGAACAGATCGCCCTTGACGCTTCGGACGGTATCAAGAATGTCCTTCGCACCAGCAAAGCGTCCTAAGTCTTCTTCTCCCTGCTCTTTGGCAGACTCACGGAACAGATCGAGGATGATTTGAATTTTCTGTTGAGCCGCAACACTAAAGCCCCCAACATGCCAAGATGTAATCTTCTTTGTCTCTATTCCATCGTCACCAAGGTAGCACTTGCCGTCCTTCCAGTTGTACAGGGTAGCAATTAAAGAGTTGCCCTTGACCTCATCAAATTCAATCGACCACTGTGCATCCACCTTGTACCCATCAGCCTCGTGAGGTAAGCCGAACAGAGACACAAGCTCATCGTATGTAGCAGTGACTACGCCTTGCAGTGAAGAACCGTTTGAGTTGATTTCTTTTTGATTATGTGTGGTGAAGTTCATTTGTAATTTCCTTTTTTTATTCAGTGATGTGGACAATCTGTCCGTTGTGATCCATCCAGATAATTTCTTGGTCGTTGACCCTTATTGGGGTAACAAAGCTGATCTTGTCGATTAACTCTTGCAGGGTGATCTTCGGAGCAACACTCTCGCCTTTATCGTCACAGCCCATGACTAATGCTTTTCCAGCTAACGGTGTCGGGTAGTCGGCATGTTTAAAGAATGATTGGCTGGGCTTGAATAGACCTTCGTCATCAACGAACAGACCATCGTTATGCTTGTTGATACTGACAACATCAAACGCATCGCAATCAATGTGCTTGTAAATATCTGTGTAGTGACCTTGATACGTCACCTCTGTGATCGTCTCATCGTGTGGGTTGATAAGGAATGTGGTGAATGGTGTAGTCATGTGTGTCTCCAGTTATTCAAAGAAGCCGCTAGGCAGGGTGAGGGCAAGAAGGATGATGACGAATGCAAGGACTGTCAGCCAGTCAACAATGAACCAGCGTTTCATAAGATTGACTCTTGATTTTTTGGGGCTTGCTTGGTAACTGCCTTGGCAGGTAGCCCAACTGCCCTACGAACACCGGCCATAGCCGACTTCGCATCATTCGTCCCAACCTTTTCGATAGTTGCGATTACTTGGGCAAATAAGGCCAGCGTTGCGGCGGGAATCTTTTCTCCACTTGGCTTCATTGTTTTGACAACGTGGTTGATTAGGCTAACCACGCCCTGATCTGTTTCCAGTTGGTAATCTGTTGTCATCTGTTTACTTTCTCGTGAGTAGGTCGAACGCCACTACCAGAATGGCAATGACATAGGTGATGCAGAGGGATAGGTCGAGCTTGCTCATAGGCCGTTCGGAACTTCAACGTCATCACCCATATTTGAGGCAACGTAACATCGCATAGCTGCAATCAGGGGTGTTGGGCCAGCCCCATACGCCACCCCTTGAATGAAACCGGCCCATTCTTTAGATGTGCTCAAGTAAGCGCATTCGATGAGTTCGCGCTCAATGATCGGGCCACCTTGTGCCCAGTCTGTCGATGGCAGGTAGCTTTGTGCCCAACCCCTAGACAGGGCGCGGTCTTTGCCGTCTATCGTTATCCAGTAGGTAGCAACGCTGTCGTACCAAAATCCCGTACCTCCTTCACAATTAGCCACCGCCCAATCAAGTTGAGTCCCTATCAGTTCAGATGTTTTCATTTGAGTACTCCCTTAAAGGGTTAGGCCAGCCGCACCAACTTTGTTGCCGTTGATGTCACGGAGGATGAATATTTCCTCATCCAAAAAGCCATGCTGGTTTGACTGAATCTTTGCAGTGAGTGCAGTGAGTAACCTCATTACCTCGTATGAAGCTTCGCTGTCGTCGTCAATATGATCGAGTGAGAATGTAATCATTACTTGCATGTTGTTTCCTTTGTTATGCAGCTTCAAGCACTGGATTTTCAATTGCAGCCAGCGTCTCTTCAATCCATGCTTCGGCGCTTTCTTTATCAAGCACAGGCTTTTGGATGATGATGTTTTGCGGAATGGGTAGCATCTTTGCGGCTTCGTAGATGTACTGCTGTCTCGGCGTCCCCATGCTTTCATTGGCACGTCTTCCGAACTGGTCAGCAGCGAAAGCAATCCCGACGAACATGCTTGTCCGAAAGAATCCACCCATGCCGGTCAACGCGGCTAGCTTGTCCATGTCCAGAGGAGAATCCTCGGCTTTGATCTCGACAAACTGTCCGACATTGAGCTTTTCACCCATGTTGTCAGCGTCCTTTGAGCCAGCCGCCCCGTATATAGCGACGTTGTATCCGCTGTCAGTCAGTGACTGAGCCAGCTTCAGAGCAGCAGCACCACGCCAGAACAATTGTGAGGACTTGACGTTGCAGGATGCACACAGGTCAATCACGACGCAGACTGTTCGAACTGTTGCTCTTGATTGGCGGCGAGTTTTTGTCCATGCTCGACTCATGTCGCCACGGTAGACCGCTTGCATGTCCACCTCATCACCCTGATCGGCCTTGACGCGGCGTCGGCGCACTGACGTTGGGTTACTCAATTCACGAATGGCAACTTCGTCGATCTTTTTTGCACCGTCAGCCCAGCCGTGAGTCAACCGCTCGTTGAACTCCTTGAAAGTCTTGACGCCAAGCCATTCAGGGTCATCGGCGTAGTGACTCATCTCAGAGCACCATTGAGCAGAGTTACTTGCACGGTCAGGGTCAAGCCACAGATTAGCGGCATGAGGCAGTGCAGCAGGCTCAGCCACTGAATCCCATAGGATTGCAGTCAGCTTTGTCTTTTTGTCGTGTTCAATAATCACGTTATGCCTCGACTTTCATTTTTTCGTCAGCTTTCCAGCCGATAAAGTAGGTTGACTTGATCTGTTCCAAAGTACGGCCAGCGGCCATCAACTTCGTTGCATCTAGCAGGAATCGAGTGCTCATCACTCGGCTTAGGCGGCTTGCAATGATCTTTTTACGCACCGCCCAGCCCCATGCCAGTATTTCGGTATGAATCACAGATTTTTCAAATCGTGTGTCGTAATCGAGCAGCACAGTACCGGCACGGAATCGGTCAAGCGTTGCCTCATCAAGTCGTTCACGGCCTGCATAAGTCATGTTTGCACCAGTACCGAAGGTATTTGCAGCGCCAAGGCAAACAAAATCAACGTGACGTTTAACTTTTGTCCGTCCTTTGCGTTGAGGCAGGTAGAAACTACCGTTTGCAAGGGCTTGATTAACGAATAGCAAAGTATTCGGGTCAGCAGCGTCCATTTCATCGAACAAAAAGACACCGCCGTTTTCGTACATCGTTACGAAGTCTGAAGGTGTGTATTCAAATGCCCCGCCGTCAGCAGGCAGCATCCAGCCAGTCAATGCAGACTCAGACATACCGGCAGTGCATGAGATTGACGCAAACTCACGGCCAAGAGCTTCGGCAACCTGAATTGCAAGGTGAGTTTTTCCGCAACCGGCAGGGCCGACAAGCAAGATATTCAAGCCGCAACCAGCCGATACCAAAACCTCCTCAAATTCAGCCCTTACATGGCCTTCGGCCTTGTGTGTCGTACCGTCAGGACGTTGCACCACAATCGTCGTAATGGGTGACTTGTCAATTGCCGCCTTGACTTCGGCAGCCACAATTTCCCGCACCTTGTTTTCGTCAACTGCACCGCCTAACAGTGACCGAAGGGCAGACAATGCCGCCGCATCACCACTGTCAACAGACTGTTTAACAACCTTTGGTTGAACATCGGTGACGTCAGGCATATCGAACTCAACGTGGGCCAAGGCTTGTTCAATCTTGAATGAGTCGTACATAGATAGCAAACGCTCAACACAATCGACGCGCTTTGTTCGTTCGTGGTCAAAGCCAACGGAACCGCCGTTCAAATTCTTGAATATTTCGAGTAGCGAAGTCTTCGACAGATTTAGTAACTTTTCACGTAGTTCGAGCATTGGAATTCTTTAGTGAGTGAGTGCAGCCACGACATCTTTGATGTGTGAACCAGTGGTTTTGACTACGTTGTCAGTCGGCAAGCCTTGCAGGACTTTCGATTGATGACGCGATGTAGTCCGGGAATCCCTGTCTTCATTGAAAAGCCAGACACCTTTGACGAAAGCGGCAACCGGAAAATGCTTTCCG